AAGCTTATAAAAAGGAATGAGTTTATTATAGACCATTGTAATAGAGTATTAGCATTATATTCAGGTATAGAAGAGGGAGGTACATATCATGCGATTAAGTATGCAGAAAGTAAAGGTAGAGAAGTATATAATTTATGGTTAGCATATAGATATTTAGAAGATATATAAAATTATTGATCTTACTCATAATATTGATATAATATAGACTAATCATCTAAATTATCGATATTAGTAAAACTAAGTTTATGAGCATAACATTAGAGAAAGTTAGTTATCAATCTGAGAATACCACAGAGAAAGGTAGAGTATATAAAGGTACTGACAATTTAGCATATCCATCAGTAACTACGATATTAAAGCACTATGAAAACAGCAAAGAGTTAATAGCATGGAAAGAGAGATTAGGTAAAGAAAAGTCAACTAGGATATCTCAAGAAGCTGCTGCTAGAGGTACATTAACACATAGTCATATAGATAATTATTTACATAATAGAGCTAACTTTTCTAACGATAATGATTTAGTTAAATATCTAACTAGTATAGATAATATCTTTGCTAGTAATGCGATTAATTACTTTTATAAAAGAGTAGGTAATATTAATTCAGAACAAGCGGTATTTTATAAAGACAGTGTAATAAGATATGCTGGAAGATATGATTCGTTAGAAAATATTAGAGCTAATACATTTTTTTATAGAGATACTCAAGAGAATGTATTACCAGGAATAGCATTAGTTGATTTAAAGACTAAAGATAAATTACCTAGAATAGATAAAGTAGATTTCTTAGTTAAATATGCTTTACAAGGTGCTGCTTATACTAATGCTATAGAAAACAGTAGTGATATCAAAATTAAATATTTTATTATAGTATTTGCTAGTCCTAAGAAGTCTATATGTTTATTATTTAATAGAGATGATTTAGATTTTTATTATGAAAAGTTTTATAGTTTTGCTACTAATTACTTTGATGCGAGTAAATTTGTAATTAGTTGGACAAAGCTGATATCAGAAGCTACATCTAGATATAAATGGCAGGATATGTCATATGTAGACTCAATTCCTAGAGAAATTAGACCTATACTTTAATATGTATATACATATGTATAAGTATATAAGTTTAATTAAAATACAAAGTAAGTTATTATAACCACTAATTATTATAAAGTATATATTATATGAAATTTAATATAATGGACTACTTAGATAATATAGAGATAATCAAGAATAATTCTACTTGGATAGAAGCTAAATGTCCTGTATGTAATGGAAGGTTAAAGATTAGTAAGAATCCTAGTAAATATGGTGCTTATGCTTGTTATACAGAGGAATGTCATAGTAAATCTAATAATTTAATTAGAAAGAAACTATATAAACCTTTTAGTCCATTTAACAGGAGTAATATATATACTAAACCAGAATTAAAAAGAAAGATAACACATATTTTAGTAAAGAGATTAGAATTAGATTTTAATATAGATAAAAGTATTGATTATACTAGTTTTCTAACTAATATATCTTTCTTAGAACCTATTGAGAAAGTTTATAATAATCGATATGTTTATAAGAAAGAAACATATTATAATTATAATTCTTTCCTAATAGTTAGGAATGATATTTTATTGAAGAAAAGTAATGAAAGAAGTAAGTATTTTTATCCTATATATTATAAAGATAATAATATAGTAAAAGGATTACCAGATATGATTACTTTACCTATTTATAGGAAAGATTATATACAAGAATCAGTAATATTTGTAGAAGGTGAAAAATGTGCTACAATCTTACAGTCTTTAGGAATAGCTAGTATAACATTAGCTCATTTTACATATACAGAAAGGTATTTAGATAGATATATTAATAATTTATATCTATCAGGAGTAAGAAATGTAATTTATTTAATGGATAATGATGAAGTAGGATTACATAAAGCTAAGTTAGTTACTAATTTTCTAGCTAAGAATAGTATTAAGAGTAGATATATCAATATAGTTGATATAGAAGCTTATAAACAGTATACAGAGATAAAAAGATTTGATGTATATGATTTATATGAAGAAGGATTAGTTAGAAAAGATACTGTAAATCAATTTGTAAATAATTTAATTAACTATTTACAAGAAACTAAATTGTAGTAGAATGATGAAAGTTAAAGTTATCCAAGGTGAGTGTGAGTAGATGTCTATTGGAACTATAGATGAAATTCAAAAACTAGAGTATGATGTAAACGATCACTTAAGCTTATATGATAAGTATACTAATGATCTAAGACTATATATACAAGCTTGTGATAAATTTACTCCTGAAACATACCAAATTGGTACTAGACATTTATTTAATATTATATATGATAAATGGCTAAAACCTCTAGGCTTTACTCCAGCAGAGATTAGATCAGATATTAGAGAGATACAAACACCTAAGACTAGTTTTAAGGAAAGTTATGACCTAAGATATGCTCTACAAAATTATAAACCTGGTTCAAGTTGGTTAATTCCTAATTTTCTTAGAAATGTAGGATTACAACTAGTTCTAGGTGCTACTAAAGTAGGTAAATCTAAATTAGTCTATTGCTTAATATATGCAGTTACTGTAACTCAGAAAATACTTAATAGACCTGTGAAACCTGGTAAAGTTCTATTCTATCAACTGGAAGAACCTGAAGAAACTATTAACGAAAGACTATTTTACTGCGGTTTTGGTAATACTGATGATGAATTGTCTAGCTTAATAGCTAATTTCGGTGATTCAGTACGTATAAATAGGTCATTCCGTATAGATACCGATATAGATAAATTAATAAAAGCTATAGCTGAATATAAACCAGCTTTAGTAATTATAGATTCGCTTAGAAAGGCTGCATTACAGTGTAATGTATCTGAGAACAGTGCTGAGATGGGTAAATTAGTGTATAGTTTACAGCAAGTAGCTAGTTACTGTGGTACGTGTATATTACTGATACATCATAAGAACAAAGCAAAGAGTAGTGATTCAGTAACAAGTAGTGCTGGTAGTACGAGTATTATATCAGCTACAGATGGTGTAATTGATTTATCTGCTAATGACAAATCTGATCCAGAGTTAATTACACTAAAGACATTACCTAGAAATGGAATACCTATAACGATAGAGTATAAGATAAGAACAGATCCAAACGGGTTTTGGTATATAGATGTAGAGCATGAAGAAGCAGCAGCGAGTGAAAAGATTACTGGTAAGATACTTAGGTTTCTTGGAAACAATGTAGGAGAGTATTATAATCAATTTGCAATAGCTAAAGCTATAGGGCATGATTACAGAGATAAAGAGTTCAAGAAAGCGATTTATTACTTACAGAACTCCCAGATAATTAGATATCAGCATATACAGAAGACATTAATGTTCTGTTTAGATGCAGATAGTGTATGGGTAGTTAATCCTCAAGATATGGCAGAAAATATAAGAACTCCAGCATTGTTAGCTGCTAATGCTTTAATTACCTGTTCAACTAAGAAACAATTAAGACAATTAGTAGTTGAACTAGGATTAGAACTAAGAAAAAAAGCTCAATCACTAATGTTTCCTAGTGAAAAAGCTAAATTAGCACAATATATTGCAATATGGGAATTTAAAATAGGAGATGAAGTAACTTACTTAGGTAATGTACATAAAATTGAATCTAGAATAGGTGATACATCTGTAATAGATAATACCTATAAACTAGAAGGATTAGATGATATAGTGTACGAATCTCAATTAGAAATATATATTCCTGAATTACCACAAGAAGTAGAATCTGAGAATAGCGATACTTTAGATGATTCAGAATTATCTATATTTGATGATGATAGTAATGATAGTTTAGATGATGATACTGATTTAAGTAATAATGAGTTACTTACTGAAGAAGTAGAATATGATGATGAAAATGTAGATGAAATAGAAGATAGTCTAGATACAGATGATTCATTCTTTGATGAAGTTGAATAGTAATTAGAATAGTTAGGAGTATTAGCTTATGCAGATTAAGTACATTGATAGTGATAGAGAACTAAAAGTTTTAGTTAAAGAGTTGATAAATACTAATCTACATAATGTTAGCTGTGTAGGTATGGATACTGAAGGTACAGGTCTAGATCCTCATTCAAATAAGATTAGATTAATTCAAATAGCTATAACTCAGGAACTAGTCTATATCATAGACCTATTTAAAATAAATAAGGAAGTGTACTTAATCTGTTTAAAGCGGATTATAGCTTTATTCAAACAGTATAAAACTGTAGTAATATGGCAGAATTTCAAGTATGATTTACAGATGTTTTGGGGTATAGGAATAGACTGGTACAGAGTAAATTTATTTGATACCATGTTAGCTGCACAGATGTTAGATGCAGGATTAGATGTTAAATATAATTTACAGGATATAGCTGGAAGATATTTATATTCATATGTAGATAAAGCTGAACAGAGATCAGATTGGAGTAAAGAATTAACTAAAGAGCAGATAGAATATGCTGCGTTAGATGCTGTATTAATGATCAAGTTATATAGAGTATTAGATAAGAAATTAAAAGAAGTAACAAATAATGGAACTACATTAGAAGCTGTATTTGATTTAGAAATGAAAGCTATATTTCCTATAGCCAGTATGGAATATTATGGATTAAGATTAGATGTAGATAGATTAGTTAATCATGCTAAACCTGAATATGAAGCTTTGTTAGAAAAAGCTGAACAGACATTTTTAGAATTAATGCCAACTAGATATGCTAGGTATAACATATTAGGTGAATTAGTAGATAAAGGAATTGACTTAAATAGTAATAGTCAAATATTAGAAGTATTACAAGAATTAGGTATACCTAATCCTAATCCAGATATAGATGCTAAGTTAATTCAATCTACAGCTAGAACTACTGTAGGATTAGTAGATTTAGTAGAATATCCTATTGTATATGCTTTATTAGACCATAGAGGAGCTAGTAAATTATTAAATGGTTATGTAAATGCTTTACCTAATACTATAAATCCTATAACTAATCGTATTCATGCTAGTTTTAGACAAAGTATAAATACTGGAAGAGTAGCTATTTCTTCTCCTAATTTACAACAAATTCCTAGACCTAAACCTAATCAACAATATACAATTAGAAGCTGTTTTGTGCATGAAAGCGGTTATATATACGATTTAGCGGATTATAGCCAGGTAGAATTGAGAGTAATAGCAGAGGTAATACATCAAGCTACTGGATGTGATGTAATGTTAAGAGAGTTTTTAGATGGAAAAGATCCATATGCTAATACTGCTGCGTTATTATCTGGAATGAGTTATGAAGACTTTTGTAAGTTAGAAAAGAGTGAATATAAGAGTAGAAGACAATCAGCTAAAGCAGTAAGACTTGGATTTAATTACTGTATGGGAGCTAAGAAGTTTAAGAACTATGCTAAGTTAAATTATAGTGTAACTATGTCTCAAAAGCAAGCTGATGAGAATAGAAAGACATACTTTAATGCTTATCCTGGTTTACAGAAGTACCACTATATGTTTAAAGATAAATCTATATTAGAAGCTTATACTTTACCTCCATTTAATAGAAGAAGATTATGGGAAGTTTATGAAGGTGCAGGTGCTTTAGTTAATCAAGGTATACAAGGTACAAGTGCTGATATTACTAAAGTAGCTATGTACTATCTATTCGATGAACTATATAATAAAGGTTATCATCCAGCAGCTAGTCATGATATAAAATTAGTGCTACAAGTTCATGATGAAATAATCCTAGAAGCTAAAGAACATCTAGGTGAATATGCTTTACATATATTAGAGAAATATATGATTCAAGCTGGACAAGAAATTATAAAATCTTGTCCTATCCTAGCTGATGGTAATCTAGTACATAGTCTAGCTGAAAAGAATTAGTATCTATACATATATATATACAATTAAACCTACTTAAGAATAAGTAGGAAGATTAGTATTTCTAGTTTCAAAGAAAGCTATTTGGCTATAAGTTTGAGTAAAATTAAGTTCATCAGTAATTCCTCTATACATTAGATCATCTGAAGCTTTCATAAATTTATCCTTTGTATATGATTTTAAATTTAGGTTTTGTAATAACCAAGCTACAGTATCCTTTCTAAGTTGATCTAAGCTTTTAGATGGTCTATTATTAGTTAGTTTAGCTGCTTCTTTATGAGATTGTACATGGTTAACTTCATCTGCACTAATATCAAAAGCAGTTTTACGTAAAGCTGAACCACCTAGAAATCTATATATAGGTAATATTACAAAGAATACACCATTTTCTAACACTGCTACTTTAGTTATAGGAAAGTCAATATGAGATAACCATGCTTTTAGTATAATCTTAGCTTCATTTTCTAACTTACTATCATAATCTGGATATACTTTAACTATATTATTTAGTGCTGTATCATGTTTATCTTCATCTAAGGTATTTCTAAGTAATGTTTCTACACCTAATTTACCTATTAAACCTTTTTCTATCTTACTTAATCCATCTAGGATTAAATCTTTTACTGGTAACTCTAATAACCTTAATGCTAAACATCTATTTATTGTATCCTCTGCACCTTCTATAGCATATTCATTAGTTGTAGGACTAATTGGATTCCATTGCTTTCTCTTATTCTGTACTTGCTTAAATATTACTGATGTCATAACTTATTGCTCTATCTCTAATTACTGTTTTTATATCTTAATCTAAATTTTAGTCTAAATCTTAATCTTTATAAAATTAATTTTATAGTTTTCTAACTTTTATCGCATTTTTAAATTATAAAATTACTAATACACTTATATATGTAAAAATACACATAAAATATTAATCTATGTGTATCAATACTATATAAAATTATCTGTTTTCTAACTAATTTAATACGACATATAAGCGTATTAAAACTAATTAGTATTTACTTTATTCTGCACAAGCAGCACAATATTCTGTATTAGATATAGAGCAGGAAGCTGAATTAGTATCAGGAATAGTAATATTATCTTGAGGTAGACCTACAGATTCCAAGAGATATTTATTAAAAGCTTGCATTAGATTAGATTCAGTTTCAGTTAGAGGTTTAGATTGAGTTTCATCATCTTTTACTAAGTCTAATCTAAAGAAGTTATCATCATGGATTAAACCTACTGATAATCCAGCATTAATATTAGATTTATCATTAAATGCTTGATCAACCATCATACGATAGTAAGTAGTAAGTATAGGACTATTTAACCAATCTTTAAACCAATCTATATCTACATCACATTGACTCCAGATATTGAATGAAATACAATGTGCTTTACCACTACTATTCATTAATAATTGCCATGCTTTAACTAGTTTGTAATATACATCCCAACCTACTTGTTCAGCAGTTTCAATGTCAAAAGGATATTGATATTCAACTGTACTAGAATCTGTTTCATTTACAGCACCTTTAATCTCAGAATCTCTTGTAATTCTCTTAGTTTCAGGATGACATATAGGTGGTGATATCTCAGGACTAGTAGTATATCCATATTTATCTTTAGCTCTAAATGCAGTTGATACTGTTGGAGCAATAGCTACCATTCTATCCATTTTATAACTATCACCAATCTTACCTACAGCTATCATAGCTTTATGTAATTTTCTACATAGTCTTAGCTCTTTCATTCCATAGGATTTATTAAGAGATTTAATATGCTTATAAATCCTAGCTAAATTATTCTTACTATAAGGTTCTAATAATGTAAACCAGTCATATAAAGCATCTGCAAAGTTTTTATAACTAATCTTTAACTCAGATAGTAAATTACCTAATCCTATTACTCCTAATCCTACTTGTCTATCTTCTCTAGGATTTAAATAGTTACTATTACCTACTCCAGTAATACTATGTAATCTACATAGAAATTTAGCTCCATTACTGAATGCTCTAATGATACTATTATAACTACATTTACCTAAATTAATAGGAGTAAGTAAACATGTACCTCTACTATATAACTGTACTTCCATACATAGTTGCGTATATAGTCTATATTTATATATGTCATTACTATCTGGAGGATAATTTACTTGTTTATTAGTTACAGGATCAAGCCATCTTTTTTTAGATAGCCATAGAGTTCCATTTCTTACAGCTTCTAAGATTTTATCTAGATAAGGATTATTAAGGATATAATCTTTACTATTTGGATTATCATCGATATACAATGCTCTTTTTAACCAAGGTATTCTACTTACATCCATATTAATAAAGCCAGTAGTAAAAGCATTTTCTCTAGTTGGTTCAATATATAATTCAGGATGTTCAGCGTCTATATAAGCTGAAATTCCACCTTTCTTATATCTAATTCCACCTCTACGTAATACTTCATTCTGTTTAGAGTAAAATTCCATGAATGAACATACACCTGAAGATACTAATCCTTTACCATTATCATTACCTATAGGTCTTAGTTTACCTAGATATAATGAAACTCCTGCTCCATATCTTAAAGCTTTAGATGTAAATAACCATGATTCTTCAATACCATCTTTACCTTCCATAGAATCTTCTACCACCATCATAGTACATGATACTGGATATCTAGATTCAGGATTAGCTAACCAATTTAGTATCCTTCCTACTACTTCTATCTCAGGATTAGCTTTTAATAACTCTAATAACTCTGACTTAACTTTCTCTATCTTAGATTGTTTAGTAATCCACTTACTTCTACTTCTTCTAGGTTTATTAACAGTAATTATTTGTTTTCTAGACATTTCTTGTACTCTTGATTCGCTATTATATCATCTGTATGTATTATATTACCATATCTAACTAGATTTGTAAATAACTTTGACATAATACCAAGTACCTTAGTTTCTATAGCTTTAGCTACTAGTGATTGTTTAACTAATACTTCATTATTTATATTCCTACACCATGATTCTAATTCAGGATCATATTCTAATAACTTAGTTGAACTACAAGGTATTTTAAATATAACTACTTTATCCGGTTTTAGATGACAGAATAAAGGTAATGTATTAGCTGAATATACTAAGTTATTATATTTACATACTATATATATAAATGTTTCTTTATTTAATTCCATTTTAATTCCATATTAATATTAATTTAAATTATTTTAACTAGTATTATACAGTAATTATGGAACAAAGTATTGACATTAATTTTTTTTAATTGTATAGTTACTATATAAGTACAACTTCTAATTTCTAGGAGAGATTGGAGTAAAAAATCACCTTATAGAAAGTATGGCAGATATAAAAACTAAATTTAATCAGATAGTAAGGAGATTAAATTATAATCAGATAACGGTATTAGATATAGATGCAGCTAAGATAGAATCCTGGTCATATAAGAATATACCTGATGTTGTAAGTCAATTAGAAACATTAGGATGGAATTTAGATAATGATAATACATGGGAAGAAACTATATTTTTAAATAGTATTATTAAATGGTATGGAAATAGAATAGGATTGTATATAACATCATCTTATTTAGATTATAAATTAGCTTATTCTTTATTAGATACTATAGAATTTTCTAACTTAAGAAAGGATTTTGATCTTTCTAATCATACTGTATTATTATTAGATCCTATAATTCTTATAGATTGTGAGGATTTAGATAGTATATATAATAATTTAGACTTTACTAAACATTATGGTTATATAGATTATAGTCATTATGATGATAAAGAACAATTATATAAAGATTATCTAGATGAATGGAATTGGTTACAAGCTGAAGATCAAGATGATACAATATGGACAGCTAGACAAATTAATAAAGTATTAGCAAACTAAAGTCATAAGAAATACACATGAAGTACACAAGAGCATTAAAACATAGTGATTATAAACTTAGCTTAGATCAAGTTAAAGCTAAACAACCTAATACTAATGTAATAAATATAGAAACTACTAAGTTAGAAGCTGAATATTATGCTAATAGAGATATTACAGTAATTAATTTAGATAAAGAAATTATAGCTATAGATAACACTTTAGCTACTATAGATAGTCTTAAGCGTTTAGAGAAGAGTCTAAAAGCTAGAAAGAAGACATTAGTTAAATGTAAGAGTGAATTAGACAGTTTAAATATAGAGAAAGAAGAAGATAAAATAGACTTTACAGTTAACACACTATCTGATATAGTAGAATTAGATAATTCAGAGTTAGAAAAGATTAAATCTTATACTAGTTCTGGAATTGAGATAGATATGCAGACTAGAATTAACAATGAATTTAAGTAAAGAGCAATTAGAGCTTAAAGATAAGCTAGTTAAAGAATTAACAATGGAGTACAAAGGTATGTATGATAGTGCGATTTTAGATAATTTTTATAGTAAATATATTTATCCTAATGGAGTTCCTAAATTACCTATTGAGAAAGGTGGTTTATTTGACTATGAAGGATATAGAAATGCTACTAAACCAGAGCAGTATAATACATTTAATTATAATGCTAGTAGAACTAATAATGAGATAGTTAATAGTTTATTAGAATTATTAAAGGATAAGAACAATGTAGATAATCAGGCTGAGAAGTTAAAAGCAGAAGTAGCTAAAGCTAATTCAATTCCTACTAAACCTAGAGTTGGTTGTTCAATTCCTAGTAACTTTCCTGTAAAAGAGGTAAAATTAACTGAAGATGAATATAGATTACCTAGAGTTGGTTCTTCAACTAATGATGAATCTAATATTTATACTGAATTAGACAGTGAGAAAGTATTAACATTCATTGCAATACTTCCTGGTTTAGCTAAAGATACATTATTAGCTACATTTGAATATGGAGTATTTAATTTTTATGCTCAATATACTATATTAGATAGTGATACTAAGTTTGAAGTAGCTGATTTAAAATTCACATGGAATGTTAGTGATGAATTAGAGGTAGATATTTCTAAACCTATCTTAACTGACTATACTAATGGTATTTTAACTATTAATCTACCTCTAAAACAAAAGTGTATTTCTAAAAAAGTAGAAATTAAATTAAATTAACTATAAGTTATATCTAAATTAATTTATATGTTAATATAAAGATAGTTAGTATTATCGTAATATATATATATATATATAAAGATGTACTAGCTTTCATGCCAGAGGAGAGAAATGGTTTAAATAGCTGGTTCATACCCAGAAGACAGTTGGTTCGATTCCAACCTCTGACATTAGATTACATTATATAAACAAAGGATTAAGTAAATGAAGACTATTTATTTAGGTGGTTCTATTGCTGGAATTAGTTATGATCAAGCTACGATATGGAGGAATAGAGTTAGAAAATTACTAACTAAAGACTTTCAAGTATTTCAAATACTAGATCCAATGAGAGATAAAGAACATTTAAGTGATATAGAATTATTGGATATTGATCATACTACTAGACCTGAAGATATATTTAATAGAGATATGTCAGATATAGATAAGTCAGATATAATTCTATGTAATCTAATGACTAAATCTTTAGGTTCACTATTTGAAAATGGATATGCTTATGCTAAACATAAACCTGTAATATTAGTCATAGATGAAGATTATATAGGTCATCCTTTCTTAATGACACCTAGTAGATACGTCACTACAGATATAGATAAAGCAGTAATGTATATAAATACTAACTTAAGAGGTATAGTAGATAGAAGTGTATATATAAACTTTATTAATCAAGTACAGATAAATCAAAGACATTATAAACTAGAAAAAGATAATTTATTTAAGACATTCAAAGCTGGATTAGCAGAAGAAGTAGCAGAATATATAGAAGCTAAAGAAACATTTACTTATTCTAAAACTAGTAATAATTTGAATAATTTATTACTAGAAATAGGTGATGTATTTACATATTTAATATTGCTAATAAATGTAGAAACTAATAAGAATAAAACATTTTTAAATATACTAACAAAAGCTGAAGTTAGGTATGCAGAACTAAAAAAAATAATTCAGAATAACTATCGTAATATAGATATTCATGATCATGTAAACAAAGCTAGTTTAATCGTTAATGCTTACCTTAAAAGAGTATTTAGAAACGATAAACTTAGTCCTGAAAGAACATTAATCTCAACTTATACTGAAGCACTAGCTCATATATTATTAGCTTGTGATAACCTAAATACTCCTCTAGAATATCTTATGCAACTAAATAGAGAAAAGATTAATAAACGTTTTAGTATAAAACCTAAATAATTTAATTCATTTATATAAAGATATATATATCTATAATATATCTTAGCTAGTATTTACTTTACCTTTTTAAGCGGTTCAAAGTAAATATTAGTAGATATTAATTCATTTAAGCATCCCTAGAGTAACAGATTGAATAAGGTAAATAGTAGATATATGAATACTATCAGTGTAATTAATGGTTACAGTTTAAATTGGAAATTAGGATTAGAAGAATATAAATATGGATTTATATTTTATAAAGCTTCTAAGAGTGCTAATAGAGATTGTGATTTATATAGATTATATATAGGTAGAACATTTAGTTTTTACAATTTAGAAGCTTCTATATTACATAATCCATATAAATTAGATTATGAGAAAGATAGAAAGGATGTAATAGATAAATTTATCAATAGATTTAACAAGAGAATGGAGAAGAAAGGAGCATTTAGAACTTTAATTAGAGTATTAGTTAAGTTAATGTTACTAGGTGCTGATATTGAATTAGCTTGTTTCTGTAAACCTAAAGATTGTCATGGAGATCATATAGCTAGTCAAGTTAGTTATTATTACATTCAATGTTATAAACTATTACAAACTAAATTAGGTAATGCTAGTCATATAGGTTTAGCTCAATTACATCAATTAATAGATGAAATATTAACTAAATATATTGATGAACCTATAGATTACTGATTTTACAATTACTTTGTTTTTACAATGATTCTAATTAAGGTACTGTTCTTACATTGCTTACATTAGAATAAGCACTTACACTATTTGCATTATATCCATATACTCTTACATAGTAAGTTATACTACCTATTAAATTAGATAATAATGCAGTAGTTATATTTGTATAAGTATAAGTAGCTGTAGTATCAAGATAGGTAAAAGTATTACTTTGAGATATTTCAATAATATAACCTGTAGCACCAGTAATAGCTGAATGAGATAGAATAGCTTGATTATTATTTACAATGGTAATAGAAGTGATTGTAGCAGCAGTAGATAAAGCACTTGGTAAACTAGGTAAAGCATTAGTAGTAACATTAATATTTTCTACCGTTGTAGTATTACTACCACTAACTCCTGCTGATTTAATATAATAAGTAATTCCAGGTTCAGCTAAATATTCATAACTACTGTTACTAGTTTCTATATATTTCTCAATATTAATAAAGTCACTTCTTCTACTAATTTCAATTAAATATAATGAATAAGAACTATTAAAATTAATTGTAAATCTATCAAATCCTATATTACTTGTACTAGAATTAGCTGCACTTAAACTAGAATTTACTGTTAAGTCAGTTAAACTTGTATAGTTATTTGTTAGAAAATATGCTGGTAATGATGGATTACTATAAGCATTTAAAGTTGTATCAAAATACTGAATTGTAATACTATATTCAGTGTTAGCTGTTAGATTATTTAGATAAACTGTATCTGTATCTCCTATATCTAAAGGTACTATATATCCAGTTAAAGGTGTAAATGTTCCACTAATATTTTTACTAATTTGTATTTTATAATCAGTTGATATTCCTTTCTTTAATCTAACTATTGCAGTAGTATTAGTAACATATGTATTCATTATCTTAGGATATTGATTATATGTTGAAACTATATTACTATATAAACCTTTAATATTACTACTGTTATTATAATAATATCCTCTAATATAATAATTAATATTAGACTGTAATATATTAGCTAACTTAAATTCATTGGTTGAACTAGTTATAGCTAAAGGATTATAACCTTGTTTTAAAAATATAAAATTAGCATCTGTAGCTACTTCAATATTATTTAAATTACCAGACCATTCTATATACTGCATATCACTAGATATTTGTAAGATAGGACTAGAACTTAATGTAGTAAATTGATTTACACTAGAATTAATCTGATCTCCAGAACTAGTTACTCCTGTTATAAAATAATTGTAAACTGTATTCGCTTCTAGAAATACATTTAATATATAACTGGTTATATTTCCTATACTTAAATATTTATAATATCCATTACCTAAATAATTACTAGTTCCTGTAACTGAACTGTCATCTATACTCTTATATACTGTTAATAAATAATTAATATACTCACTGTTACTACTCCAATTTAATGTTATACTACTATCACTTATACTCGTATTTGTTAATAACGTAATACTAGGTAAAATAGTATTTGTAGTAAAACTACTAACACTAGATACATTTGAACATACTGTATTTGATAGTCCAGTTATTCTTATATAATATGTAGTATTAGGTGTTAAACTATTTATATATAAACTATCAACATTACCTGTAAATGTACTATATATAATATTACTGAAATTACTTGTTGTACTTACTTCTATATAGTAATTACTAGCATAACTTCTCTTAACCCAAACTATCTCAACGATAGTTGAATATAATACTATCGGTGATAATAATTGTGGTGCATCTAAATTACTATTTACTACTAACGTACTAGCACTAACTACTGTATAAGCACTACTAGTTGTACTATTAACTGCTAGTATACGTATATAATATAAAGTAGCTGTAGATAGTCCAGTAATGTTAGCATAATTTAGAGTTGTAGTATTATTCTGACTAACAAAAGTAGAAAAATTAGGATTTGTACTAACATCATAGTTATAGCTAGTAGCACCTGATATTAAACTCCATTGTACTTGTAATGAAGTTGTATATATATTAGTTATTTGACTAACTATAGGACTATCTAAACTAAATGTAAGATTAGCTATTGTATCAGTAGCATCTAATGTCTTGAAATGAATGATATTACTGTAATTCGATAGAGATACCGTACTTCCAGATGTTATTTTAGTTCTTACTCTGAAATAATAGTCAGTTAATTCTGACAAAGCATTTACTTGTAGATAGTTATTTGTATTTCCTGTATCTTGTTCATTAACTACTAACGTTCCTGTACTAAAGTTATATGTTGTACTTACATCTACTAAATATGATGTAGCAGAATTTACTACGTTCCAATTCACTATAGCTGTAATCTGAGTTAATTCAGTTACACCTATTGCAACAGGTATTTGTACGTTATTAAGCGTTGTAAAGGTAAATGTAGTATAACTTGAACAAGAGTTTTTATTACATGTTTGTAATTTTCCGTAGTAAGTAGTATTAGGAGTTAAATTACCTATATTAAATATATTATATCTAATTTCGTTATATATATAAGTATTTACACCTAGAGGATAATTATATATAAAGTTATTATAAATAGGAGAAGAGTAATCACTATTAACGCTAAGTACGAGATTAAGTTGAGTTATATATTGACTAGGATCAGGAATTTCTATAACTATATAACAGTTATAGGAATAAGGAATTAGTTGATATATAGAAGGAGGTAAAGCAGGATTAGGAGTAATTAGTACTATTATCTGTTAAAGTTGTAACAGATATTGTATTAGAGTAATTACTTTCTGAATCAGAATTTAATGCTTTAACTCTTAAGTAGTAAGTAGTATTAGGTAATAGTGACATTTCTAGGTAATTTATCTTTTACTTAAATGATATTTAATTAATTACTAATGATTTAATTTCAGTAGTAAGTACAGTAGGATAAGTAGAATCATATGTATATGCTATATTAGCTGTTATACCTAAAGATGCAGAAGAATAAGCTATTTGACTAACAACTTGATTAGATTGTCCTTTATTAGTATAGGAATAAGTAGTTACTAAATCATCTGCACTTAATAATCTTGTCCAGTTAGATATTAAAGCATTATTTACAGAAGCTTTATTTCTAATTATTTCTCCTAAATCATTAACAGTATTATCATTTATTAATGCTATATCTAATTGATTAGCATATGCTTGTAATTGAGAACTAGTTGTTATTGCCATATTTATAGTTATATTTATATATAATTCGTATTTTAGTTACTTATATTTATTATACTTTAGTTACTTCATACTTTAGTTATTAGTTCCATTTATAAATGGATAGATTTGCCCTACCGTTGGAATACTACTTTGTGCGGTAGGTTCGGTCATAGCTGCTCCAACTATAACTGTACTTGAGTAATATAAACCTTTAGTTACAGTGTTTGTAGTAGGAGTTGATGTATTTACTGATGAGTATTTAATGCTAGTACTGATTACATATGCTCCTAATGCATTAGCGGTAGTTTCTACTATTGTATTTATAGAAGAATAAGCAATGCTTGTACTACTTTTATAGGTTCCATTTACAGTACTAGCACTAGTAACAGTATTAGAAGAAGAACTTGCTATATATCCAGTTAATGTAGCCATTATGCTGTTCTTATACCAAATCCAATTCCACCAAAACTAACTGGAGCACTAAGTAATGTATACTGTTGGCTTCCTATACTCCATACATCTAATAAGTTCTTATTATAAGCAGCACCAAAGCATATATCAGTGCTTGTAGTTCCTGCACTACCAGATAAATAACCTCCACCAGAAGGCTGACCTAATATCAATCCTGTAACTATTTCATACTGATTACTGTTGTTCGGATTACTATTTATAAATGAACCAGAGTATACCCAGTAATTACAATAATTACTATTAGTAGTATTAAATGGATTACTACCACAAGCATAATACTCTCCAAAACCTTTTGCATTGTTACTATTACCATAAGCATTTGCAGAAAAAGCATATAGATAATTATTCTCATTCCACCAAGTAGGTATATTTGCTGGTCTTAATATGCCAATAATTGAACTATAGGAACCTTGTACTATAACTACTCCTCTAAATTCAGGATGATTTATTGCAGTTAATGTAATAGCAGTTGAATTATAGTTTAACATTGCCCATTGCGAACTAGTGATATATTGTGGATTAGTACCTGTATTAGTAGTATTATTCCATGAATCATATAAGATTGGTTGTATATATTGCCCACTACTAGTAAAGGCTATATTTAAATACGCAGTACCTTTTGTAGCTGCACTATTATATTGATAATAAAATGTTTGATAATAGGTAGAGTATACACTATAGGAACTAAATCCTGCATTTGCCATTGCAGTTTGAAATCCAGCTTGAACAGAGGCTACTGTTAAGGTTGGAGATATTATTGTTTGAGTTAATGTTGCTACCATTTTTAGTTAGATTTTATAATTAGATTAATTGGGTATGTATATTTATTAATTTATGCTGTTCTGATTCCATATCCTAATCCAGCCATACTTTGTGGATTATTTATAATAGTATATTGTTGGCTTCCTATACTCCATACATCTAAACAGTTTTTACCATAAGCAGAACCAAAAGCTAAATCAGTACTTGTAGTTCCTGCTCCTCCTGCTACATATCCTGCACCTGTAGGTTGAGCTAGCAATATACCAGTAACTACATCATAGTTATAACTGTTATTTGGATTTGGGTTTTCAAATACGTTTGAGCTTACTACACTTAAAGCATTATTACCATTAGTAGTATTAAACGGATTGCTGCTACAAGGTAATAAACTTCCCCATCCCCACGAAAAATTAGAACCATTCATATGTGGCATAAAAGCATATAGATAATTAGTTTGATTCCACCAAGTAGGAATGTTTGCTGGTACAAATACTCCAAATAGAGAGTAGTTTGTTCCCGATTGCATCAGTACTCCTCTAAATTCAGGGTGATTTATTGCAGTAAATACTACTTGTACTGTGTTATTAGAGTTCAAATAATAACTATTTGAAGTAGCATAAGAAGGATTAGTGCCTGTATTTGTTCCACTATTCCATGAATCATATAATAATGGATAGAACTGAATATTACTATTTATCTGCATATTTAAATACGCAGTACCTTTAGTTACTCCACTATTATATTGATAATAAAATGTTTGATAATAGGTAGAGTATACACTATAATGACTAAATCCTGCATTAGTCATTGCAGTTTGAAATCCAGCTTGAACAGAGGCTACTGTTAAGGTTGGAGATACTGTTGTTTGAGTTAATGTTGCTACCATCTAATATTTTAGGGCTGTTTATATTTTATAATTATAATACTATAATTGTACATTAATTTAACTGTATATAATTTACTACTAATGTTAGGGTACTAATAGTTGCTCCACTAAGATTAGATATAGTACATGGAATATTAGCTGTACTGCACCAGCCAAATACTAATGGAGCAAGATTAATTACATTCCATGTATTTGATGTTATTCCTTCAAATAATAATCCAACATCTCCAGTTGGAGCTGTACCTACTACTCTACCTAAATCATTAGTTTGATATGTACTATTTAGATAGAATCTAATTCGTACTGGTGTACCGCATGTAACTTTAGTTAATACATATTTAGGAGCTAAAGCTATAGTAGAGGTAAAGTTTGCATTATTAGATAAACCTACACTAAAACTAAATGCAGTAGTGCTAGTTAATATACTTGTAGTAGTAGATACATTTAATGAGCTATATAAATCGTAGAAAATACCTGGAGGGCTAAATGCACTAGCATATCTAGCAGATTTAGTAATCCTTAGTTGCATATATCCTGTATAAGTACTAGAACTACCTGTGCTACCTACATATAAAGTACTTGCACTAAGGCTTCCTGTAATACTACTTGTAGAATAATCTAAATTACCATTTATAAAGTAATATGTAACTCCGCTTAATCGTACCCAAGCTATATGATATAAGGTATTTAAAGCTAATGCTGTATTACCTGCATAGTTTGTAGTACCGGTATATATATTCATATATCCACTAGAATTTATCTGAAATAAATAACCATTTAATGCTACTACGCAAGGAGAAGTACTGAACGAACTTATATACACATAAGCTTCTATGGTATAGTTAAAAGTACTGAATTGTAGGGTGCTACTATTTGCTACGGTTATATATGCACTTCCATTGAAATATAAATAATTACCAGTTGGAGCAGATTGTGTACTAGCTACAGTTACTGCACTATTTGTAATTGTAGAACCATCTAATGCACTAGTATCTATAATGTTTGTACTTCCATTACTTCCAGAACCATTAAATATTAATACTGTATTTGCATATAAAACATCTATTGAGTTTGATACTAATGTAGTTCCTGATCCTCCTGAACCACTAGCACCTGTAGCACCTTGAGGTATTCCAAAGTTAAATACTGCTGCATTACTTGTTCCTGCATTAGTTACAGTTGCACTACTTCCAGGACTTAATGTACTTACTGTACCTACAGATATTGTAGCTGCTGTACCACTAGCTCCACTAGGAATACCGAAATTAAATATTGCATTACTATTTGTACCTGAATTAGTTACAGTAGGTGTACTTCCAGCACTTAAACTTGTAACTGTACCTACTTGTATCGTAGCTGAACCATTACCAGGAAACTCACTGGTAGCTGGAGTAAAATTACTTGTATATCTAGCATATCCATTAGTTACTCTAACTTCATCTATATAACCTGTAAAATAACTATTATATGTAGTATCATTAGATACTAATCCTATAGAAAAATTACCACTATATATACTACTAGTTGTACTACCACTAGTTCCTTTAACTCCATTAACAAATACGTCTAATACTGTACTACTATGTTTTACACCTGCTACATGATACCAAGTGTTTGCTGATATTGTACTAGCACTAACAGCAGTAGTGGAATTATCATACCAATGTCTAAATACTATATAACCATTCTTTATACTTAAGAATAGTCCTGCATCACCACCTGCACCACTATAAGCATTACTTAATATAGTAGAGAAATTTAAACTACTAGGATTAACTGTGCAGTATATCCAACATTCAAAGGTTAAATCATTACTTCCAAATGTTAATAAACTATCAACTGTGTTTATATATAAATATGAACTTCCATTTAAATATAATGAACTTCCACCAAACATAGATTGAGTAGTAGAAATTATAGGACTTCCAGATGTAGTAAATATATGATTTAGTACATCTGTAAATACTGTACTATTATTACTATTATCAAAATGACATAAAACACTTACATCACTATAATATGGATCTCCACTACTACTACCTGATGTACCTTGAGTAATACCTAAATTTAATGTTAAATTAGGTGTTGTACCTGTTATAGATGCTGTAGCTGAACTTCCACTAGCTAATGTACTTACTGTACCTATAGTTATATTAGGTGTAGCTCCTGTATTACCTATAGGTAATCCTAAATTTAAACTATAACTATTACTTCCATTATTTACTAACGTAGCTGTAGCACTTGAACCTGCACTTAATGTAGTAACTGTTCCTATACTTAATGTAGGTGTTGAACCTGTAGATCCTGTACTTCCTACATTTCCTTGTGGTAATCCTATATTTAATACAACATCTCCATTAGTTCCTACATTAGTCACTGTAGCATTTGAACCAGCAGATAGTGTAGTTACAGTACCAATCGATATATTAGCTGCTCTAGGTAAATTAAAGGTTAATTGAGAAGGTGTTCCAGAACTAGTTACACTAGGACTAACATTAGGATATTCAATATTTACATTATTTATACTTACTGATGAAGCTTGAGACATTCTATACCATCTACCGTTACCAGAATTAGGTGTAATGATATAGATATTATCTGAAGTATCTGTACCACTAGAGTTATATATAAACCAAGCTTGTAATGAAACTACAGCTAATATATAACCTGTAATTACTGTTGAATCAGGTACAGCTTTTAAATCATTTAATGTATTTACTGAATATCCTATTGATGTAGTCATTTTATATAAATATAAATATTATTAAAATTGTTTTCTAACTTAATCATCTTTAATTACTGTTGGTGCTATAAAATCTATAGCATCTATAAACTTAATTCCTAATTTCTTTGCACATTGTTCATCTTCATCTCTATCACCTACAAATATAGATTCTTTTAATACTTGTTCTGTAAAATCTTCATAAGTTAGAAAATCTTTATAACTTAAAGAATTAAATACATTAAGATAACTTTCTTCATAAAAATTATCTATTGCTAACTTAACCATTCCTATATCTGGTTTTCTAAAACTATATACAGGTGTATTATCTGATACAGAATATCTATTAGAGTATTTATCTGTATTTGTAGAAATATAAGTATCTCCAGTTACATCGTTATATTCTTTCCATAATCTAACTCTTATAGCTACACTTCCATTTAAACAAGGACAGAAATATATAGAATCTAACATAGGTAATAATTTGATAGTATTTGCCATCTCTGTAATGGCACTTTCTATAGTCTTGAATGGTTTACCAGTAGTAATATCTACTGAATCACATCCACCTTGATTAGAAATTCCTACAATCGTATAACCTTTAATTAGATAATATATTAATGCACCTCTAATTTCCTTATTAAGCACTAAAATATCTTCTGAATGCTCTTTAAAAGGTTTACCAGATATAGTTTTAGTTAATGTACCATCAATATCACAAAATAAGAATTTAATCACTTTCTTTTACCTCTAATATAGTGTTTCTTTATTAGATATTGTATATTAAAATTTGCATATTGTCTAGCTTCATCATATAATTCTTTAAACTCTGGTATCTTATCTATAACAGTAAAATCATCATTATATTCATTTTCTTTACTTCTAATCTTATGTCTTAATCTTAAAGGTATCTTATTCCATTCTTTAGGTTCAATATACATTATTTAATCTATTTAATCTATTTACATATATATAAAATTTTCTAACTTATAATTGTATTCCAATTTAAACTACTTATGCTATTCCATTGATTACTACTTATCTCATGCCATATAATATTAGGATTAAGTAATGTAGTTACAATATTATTTATGTCTGTATTTCCTATAGCTGGAATAAATATTAATAAATGTCTAAAATAATTTCCTAAAGGCTTACTAGCACTAGAACTATTTCCTAAATATATATTATTTAGTATATTTGTACTAAAACTACCTCTATCTTTATTTAAATAAGTTATATAATTACCTTGATTATATGAGAACTCAGTTATTCCATATTTAATATTATGATTTATTACAAATACTTGTATATTACTTACTTCATTACTATCTGTTAATCCTATATAAGTTAAATTATTTATAATCGTATTATATATATTTAATCTACTATGTTGCTGCATTATATCATAGGTTTCTATGAAGTATTCTAATCCTGCTGGACTTGTACTTATACTCTTACTTCCTTCTAATAACTGATTACTTGTAAATGTGCTTCCAGTTAGAAAATTTATAATAGTATATGAATCTGCATTATCAAATAAATTACTATTCCTACTATATAATTTCTGATTACTATTAAATACTAATCCTTCATTACCATTTATACTAGGAAATAATGTACTATTACTCTGTATAAAATCATAATTAGTATTTCCTATTAAATTAACTAATGTAAATATTCCACTACTATTTATATAAACATTATTTGTATCTGTACCATCTAAACATACTTTACAGGTTAAATTATTATTGCTTATATAATCTAATGTAGTTTGCATTAAAAATCAACCATATATTTAGTATATATAGACATATCAGCAGTTTTCTTCTTTCTTCTCCATTTAGGATTAGTATCTTTCTCTCCTCTACCACTAACATTTGTTCCTGGTAATGCTACATTAAGTAATGCTGATTCATCATCTAAGTCTGTTTGTTCACTAGCTGGTGGTATATATTTCTCATTCATTGCATAATCTAAATTCTGTGCATCTTGAGTAGTAACCTTTACATTACCTTTATCTACTGGTGTACCTTCAGCAGTTCCTTTCATTACATCTTTACCTTTAGAATCAGTTCCAGGATTAGATTTACCTTTCGCATATACCTTGGTATTCATAGCTTTCTTATTAGGATTACTTACACTAGGCATCGCTTCTGTATTTGTATATAATTTCATATATTCTATATTTATTAATTTTATTAGATTACTTGTATTGCTTACGTTACTTATGATATTTATATTATTAATACTATTCTACTATACAAATACTATCTGATTTATTGAACCTATTACACTTATATAGTTTGTAATTGATGCAAAAGCACTTATTACTACTGAACCTGTAAATCTTAGACCATTTATAACTGGAATTAGACCTCTACCTGTAGGAATAACTAAACTCATTTGTTGATATATTGAATTACCACCAAATAATATAGTTAATGAACTATCTGAAGCACCATAATTATATGCACTTAACCATATTTCATCATAATTAGTTGATGAAGCTGTATGGATTAAAGTAGGTGAAGATGCAGTAGTAGCAGTAATATTTATAGGTAGAAAATTAGTTGAATTAGATAATGTAGCTATTTGATATGTCGCAGTAGTCATAATTATAATTAGTTTTAGTTAAAATATTATATCATCTTAAATCTTATATAAATTATATATTATAATCTTAGGTAATGTTACTAATTACTAAGATTAAATGATTGATTATACTAAGATTGACTATACAAAAGAGAATAATATTATTGTAGGAATAGATCCAGGTGTACAACATATAGGTATAGCTATATTTGATATATTAAATCCTCAGAATATTATTACAATGGAATATTCTTTAGAAAAGAAGAAATCAGCTTACTTTTTACTATATATGTTCTTTATAGAAGATGTTATAGATACGTATAAACCTAGTTATGTAGTTATTGAAAAACCATTCTTTACTCCTAAAACATTAGCTAATAATATTAGAACACTAGAAGTAATAGGTATAATTAAAACTGCTTGTCAAACACCTGAAGTTATAATACCAACTACTGAATTATCACCTTGTACTATTAAAAAACGTATTACAGGAACTGGTAAAGCTAAGAAAGATGATGTAATAAAATCAGTTAGAAAACATTATCCTAATACTTCTTTCTCTAGTCATACTGCTGATGCTTTAAGCGTAGCTCTAACTTTCTATGCTGAAAAAGAATCTATTAATATAGAACAAATATTTATCGAAGATTAGTTATTTCTTCTTCTTATCAGCTACTTTAATCATATTCTCTATTAATGAAGTAGCTTTATTAAATATTCTTTGTATCTGTCTATCACCTATTATACTTTTTTCACATGGTTTGAAATAATGTAATTGCATAATTCCATATATATTATCATTACCAAACTGTAACAATCTAGTATATACAGTGCTTATACTTAATGAATCTAAGTATTTCTTACATTTAGGATCTAACTTAGAATCATCTACGTCTATTCTCATAAATTCTTCTGAATTACCTAATAATATCTCAGCTTCTATATGTTCTATAGCTATATCCTTTACTGTAGTCTTTAATGATACAATACCGTCTTTAACAGCTTCATATACTAATGACATCTTAGTAAAATGTATATTACCTATCGTAGTTCCATTATGAAATAATCCTACTGCTACTCTATCACATGCTGTAATAGCTCTAATCTCATGTAGTAAGTTCTCTATCTCAGTCTTCTTAGCTAAATCTCTCTTACTTACAAAAGCTAATATATCCTTTGTAGCTACTTTTAATATGCTTAACCTGTTCATCCATTGTTGTACTAACACTAATGCTGTACTTAATAATATAGCTCCATCAAATAGATGATTCACTAACGGTGTATCAGTTTTATAATTCTTTGCTATATCTTTTAATGCTTGTACTTCTTGTATCGTTACAGGATTACTATTCTCTGTATTAGCTATTAAATATTGTCTGTAATTACTAAAATCTTTCATTTTATATTCTCTTATATATCTATTTACATTTAACTGATTTACATCTATTTATATTAGAATGTTATACCTTTATTAAGATAATTAGTTTTAGTATAGCTAAAGTTATTTATTCTTTCTACTAAACTTAAGCATCTATTATATATTCTTAACATAGCAATACTACCGTTTAAATATCCGTCACTACTCCAATTACTTTTACCTATATAATTACTAGTTCTAGTAATATTAGCTGGTATAGCACTAGTTACACCTGATGCTACATTAACTAAATTTATATATAAGTTCATTGTTGTACTAGCTAATGTACTTTGTATATATATCCATTTATATAATGGTACTAATATACTACTAGTAATTAATCCTTCGCCATATATCTCTGTATATGGATATCCACTACTATTACATGCACTTAGATCAACATTATTATTAGCTTGACCATTTCCTATATCTATCAACTTAGCATTTTGAGTATAATTTTTTAGTAAATATAATACTTCAACTGTATAATCTCCACTAAACCATATATTACTTGGTAAACTAACATATTGACTATTATTACTATTAAAATCTAATCCTATAGTGCTATTTACACTCCATGTAGGTGCATTAGTGCCATTAGCTAAAGTACCATTTAATCCATTACCTGAATAATCAGTTAAACTATTACCTGAACCATTATCGAATTGATAATTAGCTAATAATCCACTAGTTACTATGCTATTTACACTTCCTGAACCAAATAAATTCTGTTTACTTATCGTAGCTGTCTGCAATCCTACACTATCATAAATTAGGAATAAATCATTGTTAGCTATACTACTTTTACTGTTATACTGCGGTATCGTTTTTCCCATAAAATTTTATGTATTACTAATGTACCATTAACTTAATATGTAATTACCATATTCATCAACTATAGCATTAGTTCCATCACTAAGATAAGTTTGATTATTACTAACATAATCAGTTAAAACATTATAAAAACTATAATTTTCTAACTGAAAATATCTTAGTAAAACATTTTCTATAGTTAATATCTCATTCTGTTGTAAGGCTCTATTATACATAACTAAACCATAAAATAATCCATTTAATCCTATTCCAGTCTTACTATTTCCTATTTCACTAATGTTTAAATTAGTATTACTTACAAAACTTAATACTTGAATATTAGTAGAATCTAGTAAATCACTTAAATTAGCTGCATTACTATTCTGTCTAACTTGAACTATATTCTGTGTAACTGTACTACCATCATTAGAATATAAATCAATTACATTATTAAAATTAGATATTAATATATCTGAATCACTCTTAGATATTGAATATCCATAATCATTACTTCCATTAAAACTTATTGGAGTAGTATAATTATCACTTATAAAATATATGTAAACTTTATTCTCTATCGGACTAGCTATAGCTATATTCTTATTATTATCTATATCAACTGCATATCCATAATTACTATATACACTATTTAATGTCTTTACTAATGTAACTGTATAATTATTGTTTATATTACTAAAATTTAATGAATATACTAATACATTTGAACTAGTGTAATTACTAATAATTAAATTTAGACCATCTTTAGAGAGATAAAAATCTTGTACGTTAGAAAATGTATTAACTATAGTCCATGTATTACTAATTAAGTTATATAGTCTTAAATTCTGACTATCTAGAGCTAATATAGCTAATAATGTTCCATCACTAGATACTTTTAACTTATATCCAAAGTTAGTATCTGAGTTAGTTATTATAGCTGTAGGAATAGCTGACCATATACCACTAGTTCTAGTAAATTCATACACTTTATTACTACTAATTTCATTTACATATATTCTTTGATAATCATCTCTTATACATACTGCATTACCAAATCCTCCATAATATGGTGATGGAACAGGACTACTTAAATCTAAATCTTTACTCCATATACCATTATTTTCTAACCATACTTGTACTCTACCTGCTCCTGTATCAGCATTCTTTATTCCTATTACTAATGCTGTACCATCTTCATTAAAATCAAATACAGTATTATATGAATAATTAATATCAGTTATTCCAGTATTTAATGTTATATAATTACTATTCCATATTCCACTATCATTTTTAGTATATAAATATAAAACGTTATTTACTTCATCACTTACTGCATAGGCATTACCAGATTTAGATATACATACATTAAACGATTTTATAGCTAATGTATTTATCTTTGAATAATCATTACTAGCTAAATATAAATTACCTACTAATTCTCCATTTACTCCACCATTAAATGTATAACTATTACTATCTCCTACATAAACTCTATACTCAACTAAATTTAACTCTTTATATATGAAAAATATTGTTTGTACATTACTATATTCTTTATTTAAACTAATTACATCATTTACACTATTTAATATATAACAATTACCTAAATCTATATTATTAACTAAACTAGCTGAGGTAGTAGCTGTATTACTATTATTAATATTAACTAAACTTCCTGCATTAGTAAATTTATTGACTATATAAGCATCATTAAAATTAGCTACACTACTTAATTGATTTAGTAACCATGTACTATTAAATAAATTAGTATCAACTATATATATTAGATAATTATGAGTAGTTAAATTGTTAGTTATAGTTAATTTAAATCTTCTTTTATATTCATTCTGTAATATATTACTTAAACTAATACTGAAACTAATTTGATTAGTATTAGCTTCCATTACTAATGTATTACTACTAATATTAATATCATTTAATACTAAATCAGTATAATTTATACTATTACTTAGATTACTATCAGTCATATTACTATCAATTAAACTAACTTGAATACTATAAGTAATATTATAATTCTTTATTCCATTTTGAACTATATAAAATAAATTAAAACTATTTAAACTAATTACAAATTCTCCTGATAAATTAAAATCTAATTTATCTATCTCTCTATTACTAAATATATTAAATTCATCTCTGTAATTTACTATCGCATTAGAATATATCTTATTTAACACTGTATTACTAGAACAATATGTTAAATAATTACTAAGATATTTTCTACCATAAGATATATTAAATGTCTTTAAATATAAAACTGAATTAATATTTATATTAGCATTGACATTATAATTGAATGAATAAGCTATAGTAGGAGGTATTCTAAGATTTATTACTGAACTATATTGTTTAATTCCATTTACATATAATTCAATAGTTCTTAAATTATAATTAGAACTATCATTAAATACTTGTAATGTTAAATAATTATAATAATCTAATACTATTCCATCTAAATTTAATATATTGACTATATTACTTCCATTAACTTTATATATAAACTGAATAATATTTAAACTAGTATTATATATAAAATAATAATATTGATTATTACTTAATAACCAATTAGATATTATAACTATATTCTGATTACTACCATTTATTGAAGTAATTGTATTACTTAATATTTTAAATTGTACTTCTAATGTAAATTCTAGTGGATGTTCTATATCTCTACTAGGATATAATGTTAATCCTTGATTATTATTTATAAATCCTAAATTTAGATTACTAGGATATATATACCAATTCTCATTAATTCCATCATAATATGTAGCACTGTATGTACTTGAATTAGTAATATTAAAATTATTAATTATAGTAGGTAATACTAAAACATTACTACAGTAATCATAATTGTGTAAATTAACTAAGTAATATAAACTATTCTCTGTTACACTGTTTTGTACTAAATATTGTCTAACTAAAGGATTTGTATTACTAATATTATTCTGATTATTACTAACTAAAGACGTTATATTAGGATATAAATTAGTAACTGATGTTCCATTAGTATTAATGATTTGATAATTACTAAGATTAGCTGAAAGATAAGATGTAGTAGCACTAATATCTTCTTTACCTAAATATAAATTACCTTTAGGAATATTATGATAATAATTATTAATTTGAGAAGTCTGTTCTAAGTTTAAATATAAAGTAATTACATTGTATTTTCTAACTAATGCTATATGACTCCAAGTAGATATACTTTGAACTAGGGATAAGTATCTAATATCATATTTGTAAACATTAGAACTGATATTAACTTCAATAAGTCTAGATATAACTAACTTAGATAAAGTTAAATTATAACTAATTGAGAATAATGTATAAGTATTAGTTAAATCATAGATAGATAACAAAGGATAGTAATTAGTAGAATTACTAAGTAAGTATAAGAATGTCTGGAAAGTATAGTTATATGAAATATCTAAGTATATAGACTGTATAAAACCTGAATTAAATTTAACACTAGAATTATCTAATAAGTAATTAGTAGTATCTAATGAACAGTTAGTATAACTTAAGATATTACTATCAGAAAGTGTATTAATTAAAGGTAAGTATAAATTACTGTAAGTTAGTGAACTATCAACAGTAGTAGTTAAAGTATTATATGAAGTTAAAGAAGGTAATTTATATTGATCTATATTTCTTTTATGTCTATACATAGTAAGTAGTAATTAAATTAGTTATATATAATAATTAGTTATATTCTACTATACTATATAATATATTAATTTAATACTTATTAGTTACTTATATTTTATTAAGTTAACTCTTTATTAAGAGTAATATAATCTAGAGATGCTACGTAGTACCTTGAAAGGCGACCCCCGCGCATTATAATTTTTTTTATGTCAAGTCTTTTATTTATTACTATATAATACCATATCTAATTTTATGAAGTAAATGAGTATAAATACCTAATTTAAAGATAATATTAGTTATAGATATTATTTATAAGAGGTAATAAAGAAATTAGATTATATAGGATATAGAATAGAGATTAGATTAGAGAGGATTAGTATATGACTTTAGAGTATATAGTAGGTAAGAGAACTAGACCAGCTAAGAAATCTACATTTATTCCGAATAAGTTTGTTAAAAATAGTGTAAGCAGCAATATTATTTATATAAACTTAAGTAAGATATGGTATAGAAAAGGTGCTAAAGAGGGTAAAGATCCTATGACATGGTATGAAATTAATAAAGTTAAATCAATATTATACAGTTTACATAAAGAACTAGGATTAAAATATAATGAAATGTTATATATTAAAACTAAAGATATGAGATATATGTATGCTATAACGCAAGTAGCTAGATTATATATAGCTTATCTAAATAAATAAATAGTATGTAATGTTCTATAATTAGTATAATCAGTATAAATTAATTTAATATAATATATTAATATGGTATATAATCAATCATTTCAAGATATAACTAATAATCAGCCTTTGTACGAAAAACAAATGCAGTTACAGCAGCAGAATATTACACCAGCTAGGTCTACAGGAGGCAAGAGAATACCTTTTGCTCAACAATTAGCTAATACACCATCTAGACAGATAGACAGTTCTCAGGCTCAATATTTAACTAATGTAGATAGACCTAGTAATGCACCACCTTTAGTAACTAAAACTAAACCTTATCAGACAGAAGATTTAAGTCAGTATATAAATACAGTTAAAAGACCTAGTAATGCACCTGATTTACCTATACAAGCTAAACTTCCTAATCAAGCAGAAGATTTAAGTAAATACATGACTAGTCCTAAGTATGTAAGAACTAGTAAAGCGCCTATAAGGGATAATCATTTCTTCAGTCAATTACAGAAGAATGCAGAAGAAAGATTAGGTAGTAATAATAATCCTATAAGAAGATTAGGTAGTTTCTTAAATAAGAAGATATGGTAGAAGATATATAAATATATTGACATTAGCTAAAAATTTAATATATAATAAAAGAGTAAACAATTCTAGATACAGTTTAAACATATGACTAATTTTTCAGTTCCAGATAGTACAGATACTACATCAAGTGCTACACAAGATACAGTTGATTTGCTAGTAGCTATCTTTACTCAAATTCAATCAGATACTACAGAAGTATTAGCTCAAAAGAATCAAGTAATTGATACATTAACAACTAAATATCAAGCTGCATTAACACAAGATGCTGCTGATCAAGCTAGTTTAGCTACTGCTAATGCTGAGATTGCACAATTACAAGGTGATGCTAGTAAAGAGGCTACATTGTTAGCTAATCTACAGAATTTCAAAACTACATTAGATAGTGCTTCAAGTGCTAGTAATACTTCAAGTACATCTACAGTTAGTTCATCTACTCCAGTAAATTCAGGTACAACAAATGTTAGTTCTAATGGTTCTGCTAGTGTTACTTCTACAGATTCTAGTGCTACTGGAACTACACCAGCTACAGGAAGCACTACAGTTCCCGCTAGTTCAAGTACAGATGGAACAGCAGTAGATAGTTCAACTTCAACACCTGCTCAAGTAGCTACATCAGCTAGTGCATCTACAGCAAGTACAGGAAGTTAATAAAAATGTTAGTCTTACTAAAAAGATTAGCTGAATGGATTGAACTAGTTAGAAAAGTAGATAGTTAGTCTAAAATTAAAATACTAATAGAATTAAACTAAGATAATTAAATTTATCTTAGTTTTTTTATTGTTTATCTATTTTCTAACTAAGCACCTTGAGATGGATATTGCATATCTTGAGAGTTAGATTGACTAGAAGTAGATTGTTGAGTATTAGAATCATTAGGAGTATTACCTTGTTGATTAGGATCAGAAGTATTAGATTGAGGATTCTGCAACTGTTGTTCCTGCATAGCTATTTGTTGTTCTTGCATTTGAACTTGTTGAACTTGCAACTGTAGTTGTAACTGAGTTAATTGATTTTGAACTTCTTTAGCTATTTGAGCAGCCATAGCATCTTGTTCTTTTTCAGCCTTATCAGCTTCATTTAGAGCAGGTAGACCTAAATTCTTTCTAATTAGACCTATAACTTCAGTATCATTTTGATCTAATATTCCTGAAGCTATTAATGAAGATATAGTAGATAATCTACTATTTATAGTAGTTTGATCTTCTTCTGCATCGAATACAAATTCACCGTAGTTATTTTTAAACCAGTCAAAGGGAAAGTTAAAATATAATAATCTTTTAACTACTTTATTAATTAATTCTTCTTTAATTGAAGTAGTTAAAGCATAGATAGTTGTATCAAATACTGACTTAAAGTTTTGAGATAGACCTACATTAGTTGTACCTGAAATACCTGAATCAAAAATACCTACTGGAACACCGAATGCTCTTTGTAAACCTCTATCGATATAGTTAAGAATATAATCCCAGAATCTCTCATCATTTTGTATTTGTATTCTAGTAATTTCAACATCTACATCAGTTACTATATAATCTTTCTTATAAATATCTTGTAATTGATAATTTAAAGCTATTTGTTTAGTAACTTCAACTGGTTTACCACTACCATCTTTTAATGGATTCATTTTACTATCTACTAGGATAGTTCTACCAGTATTAGGAGTTTTAGCATGAAGTATACCAGTAGAATTATTTTTAGTAGCAATAGCTAAATGAGTCAATACAATTCTTTTCAAAGTGTAATAATTTAAAGCTATTATTCCATCACCTATTCCCCATACTTCTCTTTCATTAAAAGTAGCACCTGAGTTATTAATAATATGAATACATTTCTTATAAGGTATTTTTACATAAATACCATGACCATTATCATATTCTATAGTTTCAATCCTACCTCTTTTACCTAATATTCTTATAATTCTTTCAGGATCTAGAACATTAATATTTTCTAATCTCCATTGACCTCTATAACCTCTAGCTTTAGAAGTCATAGTAAATTCTGCTATACAAAATCCATAAAGTATAGTAGATGAAATCATTTTAAATAAAACTCTTTTAAATGATGTTCCTAATGTAGTTAAATTACTATTAATAAAATTCTCTATCTCTTTCTTAGGATGAGAAAAGTTACCAAACGATTGTACTGTTCTTAATGCTTTTAAACTTATACACTGAGATACAACTGGATCTCTCTCTTGCATCTCATTTAAAGCTTTTATAGGTGGTCTTTTATCAACTGCTGGATATGCAAACTCACTAATAGCTGTAGTATATAAATTAGCTATATGAGAACTATATTGACCTTGATGATATACATTTAAAGGAGTTGGAACATTACTAAATAATAACTCTAAATCTAACTCTCCAATTGGTATATCATTCTTTAAACTTTGTAATATCTGACTATTACTTGTATTACTACTAGCATAACTATTACTAAAATCTCTGTTATTCATTGTAAATTTATATCTATATTTATATTTATACTATTTATATTAATTAGTTATTTTCTAACATATAGTTTCTAACTTATATTTATATGTACTATATAATAATTATACTAACTATAACGTATAATTATAACTTATAGATAATTTAATTAATATAACTAACTATTATGAGTAATACATTAAACAATATTTCATTAATATCTACATATAATTATGGTTCACCTAGATATCATACTATACTTAATCTTCCTACAGTTATAATTCCAGAAGATTATGTAACACATGATGCAGTTCAAGGTACATATGATATGAATTTTCCATTATATGTAATGACTAATAATAATCCTCCTGTAATAGAATTAGTAGATGAGAATAGTAATATAAATCAGATTAAAGGTTCATTAGCACCATACCTTAGTCAGAAAGCATATATGACTAAACAGATAGGTAAACAAGCTACTACAACTATTCCAACTAACACTAATTTAGATTCTCAAACTATTTCATATGATGAATATTTACATATAAATGTTAATCCTAGTTGGTGTACTATTCAGAATAATTACGTTAGTAATACTAACTCTAATACTACTATTACACCTAGATTTCTAGTTAGAGTATTAGGTAATTCTATATTAATATCTGATATATATGCTTTAACACTAGCTTCATCTAACTTAGGTGTAAGTAATACACTATTTCCAGTAGGAATTATAGTTAGTTATAATAATAATTTATGGATAAATACTCAATCAACTAATCTTTATCCTCCTAGTACAGCTAATGCTCAATCAGATTATTGGAATAATCTAAATGGTATAACTAATATATTTAATGCAGATTTATTCTTTCTATCTAGTAACGGTACTTCATATTTTACTTCAGTTTCAGATGATTCTAGAGATTTTAATCCATTAACTGAAGATGATACCTTAGTAGCTTGGAATTTATCTTACTATCAAGAATAATTTATACTACTATACTTCATTTATATATATATATATATATATATATATAAACTTAAATTAGTTAATATATTTACTATTATGTACATATAAGATTACTAATTAGAGACAGTAGAGTTTACATTTGTCCAGAATTTATTAGGGAAGTAATGAGGATTACTACTTAATACAGACAGTTGATTAGCATTAGGTTCTCGCATAAGTAAGGTATTAGTTTCATTAGCGGCTATATTTACATTACCTATATCATATTCTGATAAACCTTCTCCTCCCATACCAGCTAATATTTGACTATAGTATTGTTGCATTTGGTCTAAACTAGCTACATCTGAAGCATCTTGACCAGCATCATTATAATTATTATCTGCTGAACCACCATCTATTGCAGGTGGATTTATCTGGTAATAATATATAGATTGATGTCCAAATATAGGCGGATTGTTGTAGTTTATGATGAATGTAAGCGTACCAAACAGATATTCAAAGTAACCAGAAGGTGGATTAACAGGAGAGTTCCAAGTAGTTTCTACAGCATTAGGAACACCTGGAGCTAGTATTAATTGACCTAGATCAAACATACTACCTACAGGAACACCAGCTAAAGATTCGCTAGTTTTAACGCTTTGATATAAATTAGTATCACCTATAGGATAGAAAGATATAACGTTACCATAACACCACCATAGTTTATAATCATATGAATAACCATATGATCTAGAACCTGAAGTAGCTTGTACTTGAGAAGGATGATTAATATTACCTGTAGCAGAACCAAAGTTAAATCTAAGTAATATAGAAGCATCATTAGACATAGCTAATACAGGAGTGTAACATAGATTCTGATCAGAATATTTATTAGGAGTTACTGAATTAGAACTAATATTAGTTAAACTATTAGGTCTAATACAGTTAGTAGATTGAGAATATGATTGTAGTGAAACTCTTAAAGCATCTGTACCATAATCTGGACATTGATAAGGAGAACATATTTTATCATTAGTAGTGCTTACATAATTAGCTAAACCATTACTAAACTCATTAAAATCTAATTCCTTTCCATAACCTAATACAGTAGTTAAATTTACTCTTTGAGTTAGGTTTAGATTATAGTTAAATTGTTTTTCTAACTGAACAATTCCATTAGCTATTGTATATGTTGAACTAGCTGATCTAGTTCTTTTATTAAGGTTTAAGATACCTCTACACCATGTAAAAGAATAAGTTGGAGTAAAACTATATTCTACTACAGAATTAACCTGTATTGTACCGTTATCTACTTGTAAAGGAGTTCCTAAAGGTATATAATTACCTCCATCAGTAGGAGCTATAGAAGTAATAGGTATTCTATCTTGTACATCTACACCTATTGCAGTCCAAGTACCACCACCTAAGTAATATAGACTATTCATATCAAAGTTATATGAGAAACAAATAGGTAAACTTTGAGATTCTATAAAATATGAATTATAAACACCATTTAAATTAGAATCTATACTAAATAATCTCCAATTTAACTGTATAGTTCCATCAGGATTAGTAATTTGACTAACTTGATGAGCTATATGTACTGAGTAAGCATCATCTTCTACTCCATTAGCGGTAATATAACATTTGATTACTAAATTACTTGTAGTGAATATATAAACAGGTGTAATTAAACCATATATATCTTCATCTATAAATACTCCATATACATTAGTAGCTGTATTACTATTATTATTAACTGGACTATTAAATGGAATAGGTTGACCAGTTAATAAAGCTATATTATTTAATTCAGCTTGTTGAGTAACTAATAAGTTAGTTATATCTGTACTACTAAAATTAGTTAATCTTCTAACAGTAACTAATTTAAAGTTAAACTCTTTATCTGTAGTCTCTGATTTACTTCTCTCAGTTATATTCTTTTCAGATAATGTTTGAGTAGTAACTAAATGTTCTATATCATCTCTACCTCTTAAATATATCCTTCCTGTACCATCTAATCTAATGAAATCTGATGTTGGCATATCTTATAATGTTAATAGTAATATATAAATTTTATAATAAATTAATTTAATTAATATGAATACATTATATATGGTTGAGTTTGGTTTATCTCCTGAACAAGAGAAACTACTATATGGAGCTACAGTAGGTCTAACTTTAGGAGATGTAGTAGGTAATGTAGCTTCAGGTATTGATAGTTATAGTAAAAGAGAAGATATAGAGAAAGAAAAAGCTAGAAAATTAGCTGAAAAGTTTAATAAAGATTTTGAAACCTTTAATACTAAGAATAATTCTAATGGTTTCTTTATATCAGATGCAAATACTCCTGAAGGTAAAAGATATATAAAATCAGCTAATAAATTCTTAGACAATGAAAATAATTTAAATAATAAATACTATAATCCTTATATTATTCCTGGTACTGCTGCTGCTGGTACACTATTAGGTGTAGGTATAGCTCATTATCTTAATAAGAAATAAGTTATATACACATTTATAATAATAAATGTTATTCATCAAAAGGATTATCTATTAGTTTTTCTATATTTAATTGTTCCTTTGGTATACCTAAACTTTTACCATAATTTTTAATAGTATTAAAAGATTTACGATTATTTCTTTTAGCTGTAAATATTTTATTAGGAAATGCAACATGAATAGTATCTCCATTTACTAGATGTGCATAAAATGGATTATTAATATTACTAGAAATGGACTCTAGAGTAGTAGGTAAATTATCATTATCTACTTCTACTTTATGTAAATTATATACTTTTGATTGTATATCATTTTCTAATTTAGTCTTTTCAGTATTTACTATATTTATATTATTTAGTAAAGAAGGGTTGTTTAAACTTTCTTCTATAATTACACCTTTCCACTTATTACTATCTTCTTTATTAAAATAAACTATATCTACCATATACATACTATAAACCTCCTTGTCTAATTTATTCTTTAACTAGTAGGATAAGGTAAACTAGGTGGTGTAAATGGTTGTAAATATCTAGCTATTCCTTTAGTTATTCTTATTCCACTAATTAATGCACTAATATAACCTAAGTAATATCCTAAACTTGTACTAACATTACTCCAACTAACATTCTTTATACTATCTTCTAAACTTCCATTTCTATATAAATTACATGTTCCATTTCCATATATGTCAACTACATTCACTAAAGCTATATGTGTCCATGTAGATACGCTTATATCCTCTATAATAGCTGGTATAGTATAACCTGATTCATTATATAATCTAACACTAGATTCTTCTAGGATATACAGTAATTGAGGATAGTTAGATTGAGTTAATAAACCTGTAATTAAAGTACCATTACCTAAAGTAGATTGACTACTATTAGAATTAGAACTATTAGTATTACTATTATTTCCAATATAACTGAGTTTGGATAAATTACCAGCAGTGATAGTATTACTATTAATGAATCTTTCATTATATTCATAAAGTATATTATTAAAATTGTTATCTAGAGCTATGTCATAATAATAACCTATATTAGTATCTACATCATATATAATTCTTTGTGCAAAACCTTTACTTCCTATGAAATTATTTACATCAAATACTGGAACACTTGTACTATTTATATTTCCTATAATTATATCTGTAACATTACCAGTGTTAAGTGATTCATATCCTGGTACATATGTATCAAAATTAGATTCTGTAGATACATCTATTTGATAATTTTCAGCATTAGTAACTATATTCCAGTTAGCTTGAAATGAATTAGTAGTAACACTAGAAGAAGGTAATAAAACTGGTTGAGTTAGACGTAATATACTACTACTTTGTATATAAGCATAGAACTCAATAGTGTAATTAATAGTAGAAGGTAAAGACTGATTTAAGTTAAATAATAGACTAGAATTAGTACCATTAAATAACATAGATTTACTTAATCCTACTGGACTATTTTGACTAGTTAAAGTTACATTATTTACAGTTATAGAAGTATTAGTATTTGATTCATCGATTATATTTATAGTAGGTTGTAATAAGAATATTACATTACTAAAATACTGATCTGGAATATAAGCAGGTACAACAGTAGTTCTAGTTAAAGTATTACTAATTGAATTATAATTTCCTGCTAAATCTTGCATAGTATTAGCTGGTAAGTATATACTAACATTACCTGAACTTGAAGCTACTATAGTAACTTTATATAAATTCTGATTAGGATATGAGAATAAATTACTAGCTATACCATTACTAACATTTAATAAATCTAAAGTTAAAGGATTAAGTGTATTGTTATTAAAGCTAATAAATATATCAAATTGATAAGAATTATCATTAGGTTCATTAGTATATACTGTACAATTTAAAGCTGATAACATTATATCTACATAGGAATTATCTGTAGTAGAACTAAATACTTTATTAGGTAAATTAGGTTCATTACTTATAGCTATAGAGAAATTAACTATTCCATTAGAATAAGTATTATCTACTGTTACTGTTGAATAGTAATAATTATTGCTATATGAAGTATTAGCAATGATATTATTTATAGTTACTGTTGGTATATTAACTAGATTAATAATAGATGAATATTTAACTGTAATTACATTGTTTATAGTAGCTAGATTTGAATTATAATTATCTGAATATATTGATATGTAATTAAGTAAATTAGTAGCATCAGTAATATTTTCTAATACTGTATATGGTAATCCAGGAATGTCTACTGAAGCAGCAGTATATAAAGCTTGTCCTAATGTAACTCTTATATTAGATAGCCAATAATTACAATCAGTTATTCTATTTTGGTAATATCCTACTTTAATATCTCCTCTAGTTACATCTATTCCAGGTGTAGCAACTATTAATGCTATCCTTATTCCATTCCTATAAAATCTATATACTCCACTTTGACAAGTTACTGCGAAATGTGGATATAATTGCTGTAAACTATAACCTGCTGTACCTAATGCTATAAAATTACCTGTATCTAAATCAGGATAACTTAATCCACTAAATAATTGCGTAGTATTAGTAACGCTTCTATATATTAATAACTGCTTATTACTACTAAAGAAACATATACCTGTACTAGAGTTTTCGATAGAAAAGATATGACTTGATTTATTATTAGATGAATCTATTCTTAGAAAGAACTCTATAGTCCAATCATAACTAGTTCCTGCTGTAGTAGTATTATCTGAACCTATAGCATTGAATCCTGTATATACTAATCCAGATTGTTCATTAGTAGGTTGTACTTGTAATGAACTAGTTTCTCCAAATGGATAAGTAGTTGTATCAAATGTAATTTGGTTAGCTATTACAGGAGTTAAAGTTAATCTAGCTGGACTTAGATCATATACAGTATTAGCAGTATCTAAAGGTAATTGAAGTATAGGAAATGAACTAGAATATATTCTAACTAATGAAGCACTAATAGCTGATGTTATATTGCTATCTGTAACTCCTGTTCCTTGCATACATTGTACTATTACTGGTGCTTCTTTTATAGGTTGTACTGTTATCTGATATACAGAACCTATAGTTATAGTAGAAGTATTAGTTATTGTACCATTCTCAACACCTATCTTAGTAGGATCAAATGTTGCAATAGCAGCATTAAATGTAATAGTAACTAGGAAACTACTATTTATATAAGGATTACTACCTGATGTAAGTATAGGTAAAGGATTAGATTTATTTATAGTATATTGATTACCTTGAAAACTTAATTCACCTGCATAGTTACTAATTAATATGTTAGTTCCACTAAACTTTAATGTTTTTCTATCTAAGAAATTTAATCCTAATATTCCATTTCCTGAACCAGTATTGGCAACTAAAGTATATACATAATTATTATTCTTTGTTAATGAAACTATACTAGCTCCTGTTACTCCTTGTAATTGAGTTAATGAAAAATCATCTGTAGTTAATGTGTCTACTTCTTGACTTAAATATATATTCCATGAAACTGTAGTTGTTGATACAGAAGCTAATGTACTTGTACAAAGAATAGCTATTATTCTAGCTCTAGGTTCAGTTATTACATTTGTACTTAATGGTAAATTAAAAATGTTATCATATGCAAAATATTCATTACTAGTAGTTGTAGAATATCTAGCTTGATTAGTAATTCTTAGTCCTTTAATGCCTACTGTTAAGTTATAAATACCTTCATTAATTCCATCATTAACACTATTGCAAGTAATTGTAGGATAGCTATTACTATTACTAGATAAACCTAAACTATTAGTTACACTAAATAGAGTGTAATTAAAAGGTATTGTATTAGCTAAATTTCCATTTATAAATACATATAGATAATTATTAAATCTTTCAATAGCTATATGAGTTTGAGCTTCTTCATATCCTGAATTAACAGTTATAGTATTGTTATTATAATTATCATGTCTATATAGAACTAATTCATTAGTAGGTATAGTAGCTGTACCTCTAGAATCTCCATCCCAATATATTAGAGTAGGTGAAACATTAGCTAACCAATTAGTTCCATCTTCAGATATTTTCAATCCTAAATAGTAACCACCTACATCATATCCATCATTATAACCATATGATTCAGCTTCATATAACCATCTTAGGTTAATAGTTAATATTTTATTATTAACTGAAGTACCACTAGTTAAATTTAGTACATTCATAGTGCTATCTACATATACACCAAATCCAGTTGTAGGTACTTTAGATATTTGTTGATTAGCAGTTAATTGAGGATAATTATTATTACCTGTAGCTACACTATAGCCAGGATTAAAACCTTTATATGGAACTCCATTATGAAAATAAGTTAGATAAAATTCTATAGTCCAATTAGTATTACTTAAATTAGTATTTATAGGATTTCTACTATATACATTCTTACCATCTAATTCAACAAATCCTGTTATATAATTAGGTGTTAATTCTAATAAACTAGGATTATTTAAATGAGTTTGATAAGGAGAATAATAATATAAATCATATAAAAATGGAAAGTTAGCTAACACATAATTATAATAATTATCTATAGGATTAGCAATAGAAGTTATATAGAAAGGTAATGAACAGCTATAAAATGATTGTTTATATCTAGATATTCCAGTAGTAATTCTAATATTAGCTAAACCACCTGAAAATGTTAATTCAACTTGATTATTATTTACATAATAAATTCCTTCTGTAGTATTCCAATAATTACTAAAAGTTCTAAAATAATTACTTCCACCTATACTTAATCTAGCTCCAGTAGTATTAGCATTTACTCCAACTGAATAATTAAAATTATGTGTGTAATTAGTATAACTATTTACTAAATTAAAATTAATATATGTTTCTAATACATTACCATTTCTTTGTAAACATACATGATACCAAGTATTAGCTGTAATATTATTAGCTATTATATATTGATTACTACTATCATAGAAAGTTAATACATTATTAGCTAAGAATATAGAATAACCTAAACCAGTTACATAAGTATAACTATTAATAGTAGCTATAGTTAAATTATCAGCAGGAGCAAAACAGTCTGCATAGTTAATAATAGGTTGATATTTCCAAGGTAGTGTTACTGAATCAGCATAAAAACTAAATTCTATAGTCCAATCATTAGTTCCAAAGTTAATAGGTTGTTGACCATTTAACATCATCTCTAAAAATGTACCTTTAATACTTCCATAAAGAGTACCACTATTTAACTCAGCTACTCTTAATGTGTGATTATATTTATTAGGAATAGTTAGAAAACTATTTACTTTATTATTACTGGTTAAATTAGCATTTATATCTGGATAATTACTATAATCTGAATCATTTATGTTAATAAAAGCTATATCTGATTGACTAGAACTTCCTATAAAATATCTAAATTGTCTCTGTTTTGTAGAATAATCTTTATAGAACGGTAATCCTAATGTGTTTAAACTATTATCTAATCTTAATAGTAAATCTACATTGTTAAAGTACACATCATTTACTGTAGCAGTTGTTACATTACTACATAATAAATATTTACTTAATGTTTTCTTATCCATTTATATTAACCATAATATATAATCAACTAACTAACCTACTAACCTACATTAGCTTGTACTAGAAAGATTCTTTTCTTTAATGTTCCAGAACTATCTTGATTAATTATAACAATAAATATATCTGTCTTTCCATTACCACTTAGTACAGGTATATTACCACTTGGAAACATTAAACTGCTATTCCAAGCTATAATTCCTGTCTGTTGTCTTATTTCTAATACACATGAATATGTTTGATTGTCTCCTATCGTACTAGCTACTATATTAAATGTAGTAGTTCCACCATCATTAGGTGTATTTATAATGTAATAATCATAATTACTACTAGCATTTAAGTCTATTGAATAGCTAACAGATGTACTTATATTTATAGTAGTAGTTTTAATTGTAGGTGTAATTAAAGCTAACACGCTTGTACTTAAATCAGCAGTTGTAATACTTCCTGGTAATATAGAACTAGTTAAAACTAACCATCTTCCAGTGTTAGGGTTGCTATTAGGAATGATAGTAGTTATACCATCATCTACACCTGTACTAGCAGCTATAAAAGCAAAACATTGGTTAACAGATTCTACAAATCTAATTTGACCATCTATATAATTAGAACTAGGAATAGCTCTTAGTGAGGATAAATTAGTTACAGGACTAGACCAGTAACTTAATGAAGTAATTGTACTATAATCATTAATTTTAGGATAAGTAGTTATAAATAAACCATCTGGAATAGTAGTAATAAAGTCTAATATAGGATAGACAACTAAAACTAAAGCATTATAAGCAGGTAATGGAGTGCTTAATGTAATACTATTAGCTGGATAAGCTATTAAAGTATTTACATAAGTAATACCTGTTGTAGATAAAGTATTAGCGTTATAGTCAAAATAACCTAGAACTTCTATATTAAATGAATAAGTTAAGGAAGCATCTGAACAGTAATCATTTAGTGCTATTTCACCATTACTATATGCTACTGCTGAATCATTATATATATAATACATAATAGGTACAGAGTTATTTAGTACAGTATTTAATGAAGCACTAATTAGTTCTGTACTATTAACTTCATATAATTCCTTTCTATAATTAACATTTAATTCAGCTAATGTATTAGATATAACTAATGACCATATACCATTTACACTACTAAAGGAATTAAAATTATCTGCTATATAACTATTTGTAGTACCATTATTATTACTTAAATATTCATAAACATTATTATTTGAAGTAACAGCTATTCTAAATCCGTTAGGTAATGAAGTTGTATCAGGAAATGAAGAAGTATTAGCTATAGTAGTTGTACCATTGATTACATAATCATCATTAATAACTATATTTTCTAACGTAATAGCAGTTATACCATCTGCTTGATATAATTCTTGTTCATATATTACTCTAGCTGAACTATAAGTATTAGTAGTTGAAACTAGTATAGCTATACTTCTCCAATCTTCATAAGCATAGGTAGAAAATGAAGTTGAACTAATAGTTATTGATTTATTATTAGCTATTACTAAAGATGTACTAGTTGAAGGATTATTATACCCTACTCTATTTCTAGCTATAGTCCAGAAGTAATAAGTAATATTATTACCTTGAATTAGACCTGTATTATTAGCTGTAATACTAGGTGCTGGTAAACTACTTCTACCATTTCCATATTGTGTTCTTAACATATTTTATATTACCTATCTACTTTGTATAGTTTTAATTGTTTGATATTTAGTAATAGGGATTATATAACTATTACCAACGTGATCTACTTTTAATCTATCACCTTGATTAGTTATATTAGGTCTAATAGCTATAAAAGCATTGGTAAAATTAGCAATAGTTTGACTATCTATATTAGGATCTGTTTGTTGATTAAAATTAAATCTCATGTTAATATATCATATTACTGATTAGGTGATAAATCTAACCATCTACTAAAATTAGTTGGTATAGAGGTTATAGGTGTTCCAAAGTTACTAGGTAAGTTAGGATTAATTAATACTTTTACTGATGAAGTATTACTATTTACATTAGCTAATTGTACAGTATTTGTACTTATTCCTAAACTAGTAATATAATTACCTGCTTCTATATTTATTGGTTGTAGAAAAGAATTACCTTTAGAATATTGTACACTAATTACACTTCTTTTCACTATCCAGTTACCTGTAATTCCTGGTACTTGTATATAAGCATTTGTAGTTATATTACTTATACCTTTATTGAAATTTAACTGGCATGAGATAGTAGAACCATTATTAATGTTATCCATTATTAGTTTAAATTTTGCACCATTTAAAGCTTCTTGTAAATTCTCACATGCTGATATATTTACACTAGCTATATATTGTCTAGCACTATTCTGTATTGTACTAGTAATATATGTAACACTATTTAAATAACTATTATTTATACTAGTTTTAGATTCTTGATACATAGGTTTAACTATAGTAGCTCTAGGTGGTCTACCATCACTTAAGTTAAATGAAGTGTGTGTAACTCTACTTTTATAGCTATTATCTTGTGCTACTCTAATACTAGTTAATGTAGTATACTGATCATCTTTATCTAATATCTGATCTGGAAAACTAGTATTAATATTACTTGTACTAATACTAGGTAAACTATTACTTTCAATACCATAATCACTTACTTTCATATAAGTATGTACATTATTATAATATGTACCAGTATCACTTAAACCAGCATTAATATTATTTAATATATCACTGATGCTTGAATACTCACTATATATGAGAGGTAATTGAGGTCTAGTATTTTTAGATGGAAGTATACCATATTTAGTAAATTCATATTCTTCTGAACCAGAAGTAATTACAATAGGATTAGTACCGTAGTAATTTCTAGAGAAAGGACTATAATTAGGATTACCTGATAAACCAATAGAAGTTTTTAGTCTACTTTTAGCTGTAATCATTAAATTAGGTTCCCAATTAGGATCTGGAAATAATACTGGAATTGGTGTAGTATCTGTTTCAGATTGATTTACTTGATTAGCTGGAATATATTGTACAGTCCAATCTACATTATCTGTATCAGTATAGTATTTACTATAAGGTTCTACTACATAATCTACTCTTTCAAATATAGGTATCTTTCTATATAAATATTGTTCTAAATTAACTTTTGCACTATATAACATCCAATTATACTGCTGCTGAGTTAGTGAATTAGCACCACTAGTAAGTACACTTTTAGAATTAACTATAGTATTTAAATTTAACCACGCTGATATACTACCTTTAGTCCATTTAGTAGCATCTTCAGTAGCAAATCTTTTTAATTCCCATCCTGTAGTCTGTTCTGCTACTAATACTTGCATATTAGAATATAAATACTGTTGATAATTACTAGGAATTGTTACAGGTGTTAATGTACCATCACTATTCTGTAACATAGGATTAATTTGAGGATTAAAACTTTGATATATATATGTAGTAGCTTTAATACTTATTAATCTCCATACCATAGCATTACTAAACGCTGCACTATCTGGATAACCTAACTTATTAGCTTGTATACTAGTTAGTACTTCTTGAAAAGCATTACCACTATTTATTACATCAGATGTAATTTGACTAATTATCGCATCAGTTTCAGTATTTGCATATGTAGGATCAGCTACTAATTCTAAAGCTGAATGAGCATAACCCCAAGTAGCACTAATTTCAGTAGCAGGTTGACTAAATTTATATGAAGTAATCTTACATGATTTAGTTTCACCTGAACTATCAAACATTATAGATAAGTCTCTAGGATATATACTATTGTTCATAGTTTCTGGTGGTGCTAAATGAGGATTATAATCACCTTCATATGTTACATAGTCACTAGGTTTAATCTGAATATAAATTTTAGCGTTAACTCCTGTATCATAGTTATCTTTCTGTGACCATGTTAATAATGTATTTTTATATGTAGGAACACTATTAACTCCTAAAGTTACATTAGAAACTATTCCTGAGTTAATTCTTCCACTAGAACCTAATGAAGTGAATGATAGATTATCATTATTAAATTTATAAACTAAACCTAATATATTTAACTTATCATCTATTAATTGCTTTAATGTAATAGTATCACTAACACTAGGATTATTTGATATCTCAACTAAAAATGCAGGTGGTGAAATTGTACCAGCATTAATTACTTTACCTAAAGCATAATTAACTAATAATCCTATAGAAAAATAATAACTTGAATTAGTTTTTATACTGTATTGATTCTTATATGCAGTTAGAAAATCTTTAGTTACTATTGGATATTCATATAATCTTTTACTTATATGAGTATAAGTATATGTAATCTGTTTTTGATTAGCTGAAGTAATATTATTTTGTATACATACATCAGCAGTAAAATTTTCTAACGTAAAAGTCAGTCCATTGAATATAAAATTACTTCCTATTGACCTAGTTACTAGATCAGGTATATATTCAACTAAAGTTAATCTAGGATAATCATTTAAACTAGATTCACATTGTATACTACCATTCTGTATTAAAGATTGTACTAGATTTAAATTAGTTGACATATACTATATACACTATACACATTACATACACTACTTTTTATATACTTTATAACTTATCTACAACTTATCTATCAATATAAAGTAATTAGGATTAGATAGAAAACTATGTACTTGACTATCATCTACGTTATTATTAATATAATCAAATAGATTATCTATGTTATATAGATTAAAATATTTATTATTTCTATATATTAAATAATCTAATTCTATATATGGAATAGTATTAACTAAACTAACTGAACTAAAGCTAAATAATCTAGCATTGAATTTATTAATTGTAGCTGTATTAAATCCTATATTTTGATTTATATAACTAAGATTAATGCTGAATAAATATGTAATATTTACTATGTTATTTACATTAAATGCTTTGTTAGTTAGAAAATTAGATGTAATAGCTAAAGGTATAGATGAATAATTATCTTGATATGAAATATTAGTTATATTACTATGATTACTTATAAAACAATCAATGTTAGCATATTGATTTATATTACTTATACTATATGTAACTTCAATATTAATATTACCTGTATTACTAGAGAATATATATAAATTATTTAAGTTTGAATTAGATTGAGTATTGTAATTAGTGATATAACATTTACTAGTATCAACTAATTCAATACTAACTAAGTTGTAATCGGTTGTAATAGATGAGATTATATCATTTATATCAGTATATTCAACACTTACAATTAAATCTCCATAGAATTGTTTATTAATAGTTAGATTATCTATTGTAATAGCATATAAGTTAGTTACTAATATAGGAGTAATAGTTGATATATCTGTATATATATAATTAGTTTCATCTATAAATTCTTGTCTAATAGGTGGATTAGCTACTAATATACTATTTACTTTATTTATTTGATTAGTTGTTATCCACATATTAGTATTGTTATTATTATTATTATTATTAAGCTAATTTAATTCTAGGAGTATTTAAATCTGTACCTGTACAAGACCATGTATCATAAACAGCAGTTCCAGCTATAAAGAATTTTCTACCTTCAATTGTATCTAATAATGTCCATGTTCTACCTCTAAAGTTAAAATTAACTGAACCTATATTAGATGCTAAAGGTTTACTAAAAGGTTCTGATTGTATTCCTCTTAAAGTAATAGTTACAGTATCAAAACAATAATTACCTTCAAATAAAGTGTTACTTGAAGCTATATAAGTTTTAATTCCACTAGCACTAATACTAGAAAAAGCTACACCATCAGGAGGTATAGGATAATTATAAAATATCTCTGATGTGTAGATACTAGACATATATTTAAACTGATATTGCTATTACTGATATACTACTAATATTATTATTTTCTATCTATTAAATAGATGTTACAGTAATATTTGTTAAACAAGTTACTTGGAATGAAGTATAATTATTTGATGAACTTCCTACTTGTAAAGTACCACCATCTTGATATGAGAATGGTAAACAAGTACCATTTCTATATAAGAACAGTCCTGCACCTGTAGGATTAGTTAAATCGATTTGTCCTAAAGCTAAACTTTCTGCATTAGTATTACAAGTATCAATAATTGTATTAGCTAATGTATCTGGAATACCTTTTAAATCAAAAGTATATGTTTTTAAGTTTAGATTAATAGTGATAATGAAATCACCTGTAATCGCTGGATATGATACTAATGATGCTGTACCTGTTGAAATAGAATCTGGTGAAACTGGAACACCAAATACTTTCTGGAAATTAATTTGTAAAGCCATATTTTTAATTTATTCTCTTATTTACTATTTTTAATTTTATATTTGATTAATAACTACATTTAATTTAATTAATATCTATAACTAATATAGATATTTATATAATAACATTTACAGAATCTATTTACTTACAGCAGCTAACAAAGCTTGAGATAGTTTATCTAAGCTAGTATTTACTTGTTTACCTACGAATACTTTTAAATCATTCTGAAAATTCTCATCACTAGCAGCACTACTTGTCCCATTAACAGGAATAGTTATACTAATAGGTGCTTGTACACTAACTGTTCCATTAGCATTACCATTAGCGTTAAAACTACTAGCTAATTTATTTAATGAATTAGCATCACTAGGATTAACTAAATGAATTTGATTCTTTAATTTATCTAATCCTGCTTTATATTCAGGATCAGATAAGCTAGGTGACTTATAATCGTTATAATTAAAATCCTCTAAAGCTTTTTTAGTTCCATTTACATTATCTTTAATTAAGTCAAAGTTAGCTGGTAATAGATTACTACCTAAGATATTATTCTTTTTAGCCAAAGCATCTCTATCTAAGTTAGTATTTTTAGTATCTAATTCAGTAGGAACATAATTTAACTTCTGATCTATCAAATCGCTTTTAGCAGCATTTAGTCCTCTACTTTGTTGTATTTTCTGAGTTATATTAGCTATCGATTGTTGAACTAAATCACTAGAACTAAAATTAGTTTTTTCACCTTTTAAAGTACCTAAAACATCACCTAGTAAAGCTGTTTGAGTTAAAGCATTTTCATAACCTTGTTCTTCTAAACTAAGTTGAGCCTTTTGTAAAGTTAAATCTAATATTTCTTTTTGAGCATCTGTAGTATTTTTAGCTTTAGCTAATTTAGTATCTTCATCTACTCCTTTTACATCTAATCTTTGTTGAAGTATATCAGTAATAGGACTGTTCTTACCTAAGAAACTAAAGAAAGATGATTGAAGATTAGCACCTGATTTATTACTAGCACTAGCTAAATCTCTCTGTCTTTGTTGAAAATCAATACTATCTTTAGTAATACTTGACTCTTTAGTTAATATATCTATCTGTTCAGCTATAGTTGTACTTGATTCACTTAACTTAGCTGAGAATATAGATAATTTATCATTAGCATCTTGTAAGCTATTTCTTTGATTAACTAAATCTTTAGTTATTCCTATTTCCTTTACAGTATCATTTCTAGTAGTAGTTAATTGTTTAATTTTATTAGGATCAACTCCAGTTTGTTTAGATACTTCTATTAATTGATCTAAGCCTTTTAATCTCTCATCTAATAAGTCAAACTGTTTATCTTTACTAATTCCTCTGGTTTCTATATCTGCACTAGCTTTAGCACTTACAGCTTGTGTATTTAGTTTAGCTGCATATGAACTATTAGGAGATATACTATTTAATACTGAACCTAATCCTGAACTAAATGAACCATAAGCATTAGCTACTTCAGATGAATTGTTAGAGAAAGCTTCTCTTTGAGCATATTTACTCTTTATACTTAATGTATCTTCTTGTAATTGAGTATATACTTTACCTATTGCAGTATTCTGATTAATACTATTTAAATCACTAGCTGCTTCACTTTTACCTAAATCTCTCTGTTTAATAGCTGTATTTCTACTATCACTAATTTTAGCTATAGTTTCTTTACTAGCTCCTGAATTAACTGCATCAGCTAGTAGTTTATCTAATCCTGTAACAGCTTTCTCTCTTAAATTCTGTGCATTACCTACTTGTTTTCTAGCTTCTTCTGCATCTTTATTTAACCTTTCATATGGTTTAGCAGCTTGGAAATTAATTAACTCTAATCCTGCTCCTGCTACTGAATTACCAAATATATCTGTTAATCCTGATATCTTACCTAGTGATTGAGCTAATAATTCTCCCTGTTTAATACTCTTTTCTCTAGCTGCATATTCATTTTCTATAGTTAAAGTTGATACCTTTATAGCTCCTTCATAATCAGCATTGAATAACTTTAATTCATTTAAAAACTTACTGTTACTAGCATCCTGTTGTGCTGTAGTTAGTTTACTATTATTACTAGAATTAATATTATTACTGTTAATATTGCTAGAATTAGAATTACCTATTATACCTTTAATATTATCTGAGTTATAATTAGCTACATCTCTATTTTGATTAACTTTATTAAAATTAATATTAGTTTTATTTATTGCATCATCATTATTACGATTAGCTATATTTAATTCTTTATTTCTATTTTGTCCAGCTTTTATATCTGAATCTAATTTACTTTGATCTCGATCATTAAGTATTTTACCTGCATTATCTACTGAACCTGCTGGTGTATAGAGATTTAATCCTGTAGCTAATTTAGTCAAAGGATTATCATAGTTTTCACCTAATCTATTTCTATTAATTAGATTAGTTATTTCTTTACCATTATTTAACTTATTACCTGTAAACAGTAATGATTCAGTATCTTTATCTGGTATAGTAGCTTGATTTAGTTTATCTGCTTTATCTTTACCTAGTATTCTTTCTAAATCTTTTTGATTTTGAGGATTAGCTGAATTTCTAGATATATTTATTAAAGCATCAGTAATAGCAGCTTTATCATCTGCACCTTTCTGATTATCATCAAATGTATAAGCATTATCACTAGAAATCTTCTTTTTACTTAAATATTCTTGATTAATACTATCTATTTTTTTCTTAGTATTATCTTGAATAGATTTAATATTAGATTGTTGTTTATCAGATAAGTTAGTATCACCTAAATTAGATACTGTATTAGCATTATTTTTATCTCTAGTAACTTTATCTTGTAAAGATGTTATGATAGCTTGTTTTTTAATTTCATCTTCTCTAGAGCTAATTTCTAAACCTTCTTTTTTAACAGCTACTTCTTTAATAGCTGCATCTAATTTAGCTTGAGATAGAGACATAGAGAATAAATCAAACTTATTTTCTTGACTATATAAACCTAATTTAATTTGTTCTAAATTAAGTAATTCTTGTGCTACAGATAATGTTTGTTTTCTACCATCAAGTTCTGCTCTTATTTGAGCATCTGCATTTAAACTTAATCTTTTAGCTTCTAGTTCTTCTATTTGAGCTAATATTTCAGCTTGTCTAGCTAATGATGTAGCAGGATCAGCTAATTCTTTACTTAGATTAGTTGCTAGTTCATTTATATAAGTTAAATTAGATTGATATTTATCTAAAGCTATAGCAGTAGAATTACTACCTAAGTTACTAGCTGAATCTAATACAGCAGTTTTACTAGTCAAAGTATTTTGAGCATTTTTACTTATACCTTGAGTAATAGCAGCATTAGTAGTTGAAGCACCTTGTAATAGTTCAGGATTAGCTTTATATAATTTAGTTAAATTATCTTTACCTAGAGAGTTTTCTAATTGTTCTTTTAACTTAACTGCTGATTGAGGATCTAACTCTGCTTCTGCTTGAATACCTTTAAAAGTAGTGTCTAATTTATTCTTTAGATTATTAAAAGCTTCTGGTTTATCTAATACTCCATTAATTCCATCTTTAAATAAATCTGTAACATCTTTAATTTGAGCCTTAACAGCTTCTTCTCTATCAGTAGATAATTGAATATTTAAAGGTATAGTAATATCTAAACTTTGTAATCTTCTAACTGCATCTTTTAATTCTAATTGTTTAGTTTGTAATCCTAGTTGTTTCTTCTGTTCCTCACTAGTCTTTTCTAATGTAGTTAAATCAGTCTTTAATTGATTACCTTCTTCTTTATTACCATCACCTTTAGAATCGAAAGCAGCTATTTTCTGTCTTTGTAAAGCTATTCTTGCATCTATTTCTTCTATTCTATGTCTTTGTTCTGCTTCTAATGCACTCTTATCTTCTGAACTTAAATCTAATCCATTATTTAATTTATCTTCTGCTATCTTTCCTGCATCAGTCTTAGCACCGAATACTCCTTTCTTAGAATTACTTAAATTCTCATCTATATCACTAGTTAGTTTACCTTGAGCATCATTTATTGTATCTTTAATTACTCCATATACTTTAGTCTGTCCTGTTACACTTTTCCAAGCACCACCTAAAGCATTTACTATATCAATACTTTGATCTAAAGCTTCATTTACTCCTGTTACTTTACCAGCTAATGGATCTAAATCATCTACTATATCTGATATACCTTTAACATCTTTGAAGTCATTCAATGTATCTCTCATTGTCTGTAGTTCAGGTATTGTAGAATGATCTAATAACTGAGTTAATGAACTAAATACAGTAGTTACATAACTTATAGCTCCTCCTACTATACCTATAATAGCTGCACTTCCAGCAAACATTAGTAACATTTCTTTACCTGTAGCTAATACAGCACTAAAAGCAGTCTTTAATCCAAAAGCACTGTTTTTAAACATATCAAAACCTCTAGCTGCTGTACTTATACCTTGTCCTAGTTTTTGATTTGCTCCTTCACCTATTACTTTTTCTATTCCACTTTCTCTACCTTGAAAAAATGTATTAGCTCCAGCTAAATGTTCTGTAAAAGTTTTACCTGTAAACTTAGGTTTAACAGCTTCTTCTTCTACAGATTCAGCAGTTGTTATAGCACTATTAGCTTCTAATGCTGATCTTCTTCCACTTCTATCTACATAAGGTGCTTTATAAGCATCTTCTCTACTATAAGTTAAAGGTGTAGATGATGCTTCACCTTCACTATTACTTCCTACTTGACTTACTTCAGCATTTAATTCTTTTACTTTAGCAGCTATTCTAGCTATAGCTTCACTAAATCTATTTTCTATATTATCAGCAGCTAAACTAGCATTTCTTTTAACTGATTCCCATATAGTCTCATTTTCTTTCTTAAATCCAGTTAATAATCCTTTTTTACCTGTAGTAACACTACCATCATCATTAGTTTTATCTTTAGTACCAAATAGTGAATCCTTTACACCACCTAGTACACTTCCTACACCTTTAAATGCAGCAAAGAAACCTAATATTCCAGTAGCAGATAATAAAAATCCACCTATAGCTTTAGCTTTAGTTGCAATGCTAGTTAGAAAACCTACTGTTTCACCTGTAGTAGTAGCTGTTTTATCTGCAAATTCTTCAATTAATTTATTACCTTGAATTAAACCTTGTAAAGCATCAGGTTTAAATCCTTTACCAAAATCTTCTATACTAGCTTGAGATTTATTAATACCTTCTTCATATGCACCAACTAATGTTTTAGCTCTATTCTTAGCTTCACTAGATAAATTTTCTGTACTAGCATTTTTAATTCTATCTACAAATTGTCCATAATCATCACCTAATGATATTAATAACTTAACAGCATCTTGAGCTTCTTTGGTAGAAAATAACTTTTGTATTACTGATGTATCACCACCTGTAGCTGATTTTAAATCATCAATTATACCTTTTAATCCTTTCTCTTTTAAACTAGAAGCATTTAATTGAATAGGTTTACCTGCACTATCTCTAAAGTTAGCTAAGTATTTATTAGCTTCTTCACTTCCTGATGCTATCTCATTGAATAAAGCATTAATCTTTGTACTAGCTTCACTTGTAGTAACACCTTTTAATGTTAATCCAGCTAAAGCTGCTGTAACATCTTCAAAGTCTACTCCTAATGACTTAGCTTGTACAGATAAACTACCTATTTCACCTGTTAATTGATCTAATGTTAATAATCCTACTTTAGTTGTAGTAAATAACTGTGCTGCTCTTTTCTCTGCTTGATCTGAACCTTCATCTAATGATTTTAATACTCTTACAATTGCATTAGTTGAACCTCCTACATTACCAAATCCGGCTTGAGATAAGTTAATAGATGCTTTACCTACATTATTAGTATCTTTCTGTTTAGTAAAACCTGCTGATGCTATATCATATTGAGTATTTAATAATGCTACTGAACCTACTGCAAAGTTAGTTTGTTTTTGTAACTCTCTCATTGATTCAATAGTTTTATCTATAGAATCTATACTCTGTTCATTACCTTGTACTGTAACTGTACTTAATCTATATGCAGCTTGTTCTACTTTTGCAAAAGCATTTATAGCTTTACCCGACCATTCAACTACATATTCAGTATTAAATACTGCATCAGCAGCTAATCCTATCTTCTTAAATACATCTGATGTTTTCTCTAAGTCAGCTATATTTTCAGATAACTCTTCACTACCTGATATGGCTTTAGCAAAAGTTAATCCTTCAGCTACACCACTAAATTCTCTAATAGCTTTCTTACCTTCTATAAAGATTTCTTTAGCTATATCTAAATTAGTAAATACTGCATATAAACTAGCACCAACTCCTACTAAACTACCTAGTGATTTACCCATAGCAGCAATACTTTTATCTGCTTTCTCTGCTACTCCAACTATTCCTTTTAAATCACTATCTAATTCTTTAAATCCACTTAGACTTTTCTTAAAACTACCTAAATTATCTTTTAATCCATCAAATTCTTTATTTAAATCTAGGAAGAAACTACTTAATGTCTCATTATATACTTTAGCTGTCATTTATATACCTTCTATATAATCTATATAATCTCTATTTACCATATAGTAAATCAACTGATTTATCTTTAATTCTGAATAGATTAAACGGTTTATCTAGATGTAACCAGTTATATTTATTATAAGCTTTTCTATCTAAGAAGTTATTAAAGACATTATTTTCTATCTCCTGTATTTCATCTTCAGGATAAGCTTTATTATTACCATTAATATCTATTAACTCTTTACAATCCCAATAATCTAAACTTTTATATAAATTTAATCCATTTTCAGGATATGCACATAATAAACAATTTAATAGTAATAAACTACCTTTGAAATTATTCTCCTTTAATCTAGGATAATTTAATTCAGTTAATCTTTTTCTTTCTCTAACTTTTCTTTCTCTAACTTTCTCTTCTCTTGTAATGCTTGATTCGCTATCTTGTTGTATGGCAAAAAATGTAGTTGACTTACCTTTGATGCTGATACATCACTAATTTCTCTAGTATTATGGTCTAAAGCACTATTGAAGAATAAAGTAATTAATTGTTCCCAGTTATCCTCTATATCACTAAACTCTAAATGTTTTTGTTCAGTATTCTTACTAGAAATTATAGGTAATAATGAACATGCAATAGTTAAATCACTTCTAATTTCTGGATCTGTAATTATTGAACCAAATGCTCCATCTAACTCAATATATTTATTGATTAACCTATCTTGAATTTCTAGTAGTTGATCCATATCAGCTAGTGCTGCTCTACCTATATCTACTACTGAACCGTTATCTAGAGTAACTTTTAATGTGTTATAACTTGGTTTTGATTTTACAATAGTCATCGTATATTTCCTCTGTTCCTATATTTAATAGAATATTACCTTCCATAAAAGAATATTTACCTTTATATCCATACATATCTGTATTACTCTCAGTCTTAATTATATTCTCTACTAATACTGTTCCTAACTTATATTCAAAATCTAATAAGTAGAAAAATAACTGAAAGTAATTATCTATAATTAATATAGAATCATAATATGAATTAAACTTAAATTCTAATATGTTTTTAGTATTCTTAGTTTCATTCTCTATAGTACCATATATAGATAATGGTGCTGGAAATACATAATCATTACTCTCTATATCTCTAGTAAATAAATTACTTACCGCTTTATACTTCTTTTCAAATATCTCTATAGTCATTATATTTTATATATTTATATATATATATATATATTAAAATATCTCTATTCATATAAGAATAGAGATATTATAACATTCTACATACGTAGAACTCGTAGGTTAAACCTATATTTATTATATACTATATGCTATACATTATCTACTATATGCTTTGCATTATCTCCTAACTAGGTGAAGGAACTCTAGCATTTAACAGGAATGAATCAATATTAACTGAGAATGTTCCTAATACACCATATGATAATGCTGTGACATCTACTCCATTAAATCCACTAATACTACCTAATGCTTTAGTGCCATCTAATGTAGCTGCTGATACACTGAATGTAGCTTTACCACTAGTTGAACTACCAATAGGTACTAATGATAAACATCCAAACATACCATCTAATGCTCCTGGCAATACAGTTAATGTAGCAAAAGTAATTGTAGTAGCTATTGTAGTGCTAATATCGATTTGATTAGGATTACTAGTAGCTGTACTAGGTCTAACTGCTATTACTCTTATAGCTGGTGTAATAGTTAATGTTGCTATTCCATCTGCTGTACAAGCATTAGTTAAATAAATTCTTCTATTTGTATAATCTATTGTATTTACTTGTGTACTACTTGGAATACCTGTACCACTAATTGCATCTCCTGATTGCATAGGTAAATTACTAGATGTATATGTATGAGGATAAACTATATAATTTAATCCACTAGAAGTATAACAACTAATAGTTGATGTACTAGGTGATGTTAATGAACCTGTAGTTACACTAGTAATTATATCTCCTACATATATACCTGAATCGAATACTCCTGCTGTACCTACGCTTGGAGCTAATGCTGTTATAGTGCTTGTACTAGCTACTCCATTTACATTAGCAATAGTAAAAGTTGGAGCAGCAATACCTGATAAGAAGAAAGGTAAATAATATACATTGCTTATATCCTGTACACCTGTAGGATACATACTCATTGTATATGGTTCTTGTGTAACTGCTCTACCTCTTTCAATTACAACTGAAGTTAATGTCATATCTTTATATTATCTTTATTTTATACTTTTAATTAATTGAACTAATTTATATATTTTCTAACTATATTAATTTCTTAATCTATATACTTTATATTGTACTACTAATCTGATTCTGCTGGTATTGAATATTCATAAGTATTTGTAATAGGACAAGTGTAAACATTAAATACTATATTAGTATATTTATAAACTAATTGATTAGGATCTATCATAGTTTCATATGTAGTTGTTACAGGTTTATCCCAATTAATTTGAAATAAATTACATAAATCAGCATTCTTTAATAACCTTTTAATCTCTTGAGCTACATAACTTGATACATAAGCTAACTTAGTTAATTGTGTATAAGCTAATACATAACTAACATTTATAGTTACATCTGAATATTGAGCAATGTTATAATTATCTACTTCATTTAACTTATATACTTTTAATACTGGAAAATCTAAATTAGGAATAAATATATCGTTAAATGTTCTATATGTTGTAATTATATTTGTACCTAAAGGTGTTAGAAAAGTTGTATTTACTTCATTAAATAAATAATTAGCTATAGTTAAACAATCATTATCTATGAAACTAAAATTACTATCATATATAGGTCTAGGTATTACTAAATCTTCATATATATCAGTCATTAAACTACTATTCCTTTCTTATTTATTCTACTAATATTTGTTATAGGATTTCTATTAACTAAACCATCTAAAGGTTTAGATTTATTTATAGCTGTAGCAACTAACTTATTATTTTCATCTATATGAATATCTTTAATCATATTAGGAAATAAATCATTAGCTTGTTTAGTTAGTGAATCAGCTACTAACTTTAATATATCTTTAATACTATCATCTTCTAAATTACTCATAATTATGTATGGTTATTTATATAACTTATATTGTTTATATTACTTAACTAGAATAATGATTGAAAGAAATCTACATCAGCATGGTTAGGATAGATAGGTCTTAACCAAGGTCTAGTTCTTACACCTTTAAATACTGGTGGTTCATTAGGATCTGTAACTTGTTTTAAATCTCCTGCATTATAGAAACTAGGAGATACATTAGTATTCATTTTAAATAAATCTGTATCTGATAATCCATCTCCATTAAAGTCATATCCTATTAGTGGTTTTAATACTTCTCCAGGTAAGATTAATGTTTTAACTATCTGTTGTTGTCTATTTTCATCGTTTTGTAAACTTTGAGATTGATTAGTAGCTCCTGGTACAAATATTCCTGTACCATCAAATAATACTTGAAATTCATTTAATGCTTGTTGTCTTAATACTGATGCGAAGTTACTTGTATTACTGTTATCTTCCATTTGACTAGGAAAATAACTACCATAAACATCTGCTACAATTAACTTCTCTGCAATATTAGATATATAAGGATGACTATTTTGTAAAGGAAATACATATAACATACTAAGATATATAGTAATCATTTCCTCTATAGGTTCACCAACTATGAATATTAAATCAGTTCCAACTTGTGTTCCTGTTACACCAGTAATTCCATAATCATTTATATTTACTACTGTAATTCTTCCAGCTAATCTTTTTATAATTGCATCTAATCTAGCATATTGAAATTCCATATTACTTATCTCCCACTAAGATATTTTCCCCATGCTCTGGCTTCTGCTGAACTAGCTAAGAATGTTCTATATCCTGTTCTTACTTGTCTAGTATTAGCTCTAATTTCATCTGCATTAGTTAAATCTTCTTCTCTCTTTTTCTTATTATATAAAACACTGAACTGTTCAGGTGTTAATTGCGCTTTTTCTGAATCTAGTAAATCATCTAAATTTAACTTTCTATTAAATATAAATGGTTTTACATTATTATTATTATTAGGTTTAGTTATAGTTTCTTTAACTTCTTCTATATCACCATTAGTTGATGTTCCATTACTTTTTTCAGGTAATATTTTAACTTGTTTTCTATCTAATAATCCAGTTGGTTCTATCTTTACTTCATCTTCTATATCATCACTAAAATTAGCTATATCACACATATACATGAAACTAACTTTAGGTATACCTATTCTTTTAGTTCCCATAGCTCTAAATTCCTCATTGATTTTACCACCAAATGGTATTCTATTAATCTTTCTTCTTTTACCTCCAGGTGAATAATTCCTCCAATTCTGAGGTAATTGATTTACTATATTCATAGTTCAATCCTATTAAATATATTCAATTAAATTAGGTAATAATTTATCATGTTTAAAATCTATTGCACAGATATCTATCCATGATTTCTTAGAAATTAATGGACATCTAGAATCTAAATCAATATAAGATATAAAAGGTGTTTTACTTCTCTCTATAATTACTTTTTTTGCACTAGTTTTACCTACATACTTAATAGCAGCTAATTCATCTTCTGAACATTCATTAATATAAATCTTTTCTATCTTTACTTCAGTTAGTTCAGGTAAAATCTCTGTTTCTTTATAATCTAAATTCATATTAAATTTCTGTACAGGCATAGCTATTTCAATATTACTAGCAGTTAAAGCTATTTCTACATCTTCTAATGTCATTATTGTTTTCATTCTAGCTTCTGCTATATCTATTAAATCCTCTCTATATATTCCTGGTTTAATTATCACTCCATTCATATCTATATACGCTATATGAATCTTATAATGTCTATACTCTTTATCTTCTTTATTATTCATAACTAAATTTTATTTATATAAAAATAGATAGCATAGATTAACTATACTATCTATATCATATCACTCTAAACTAAATACTCTAACTCTTACTTCAATTAGTAACTTTTTACTAATATTACTATTAATAATTAGTATATGATTGTCCTGAAAACTCGAAGTCTGCAAGATTCTGAGTTGTTTGTAGATTAGCAATTGTTGTTACTTGTCTACAAAATCCTCTCTTAGCTATAGCTGGTGCTGTAATTATCATCATTGAAGCTGTAGCTGTAATATCTAATGGAGGTTCTTTCGATTCTTCATATGTTCTTTGATATATTCCTGCTTTACCAGCATTTTCTAATGTTCCACCTAATACTCTTTCTGCCATTCCTTTCTTTAAGAATACTACTTTAGATGGGTCTAAGAATCTTACTGGATGATTCATACCATCATTAGCTGTATCTAATGAGAAGAAATCATCAACTAAAGTAATTGGAGGTAAAAATCTTCTTCTTAATACTTCATTTAATTGATCTACACTTACAGTTCCAGTAATTGTTGAACCAACTGTTAATGATGCTACTACAGCTTCTCTAGTTGAATCTTGTCTTAGTAACATATTAAGTAATTGTTCAGACATTGCTATCTCATCTGCTCCAAATCCATTATCGAATTTGTAAACATAGTGCATATCTACTAAATCTTGTATACCATTAGCTGTACTAAACTGTGTCCAATCTCTAGTACCAGTTAATGCAGCAGGGAAGTGATTATAGATAGCTGTAATAGCTGGTTTCCAATCCATATTAATAGCTAAACCTGTTCTAGTATCACTATATGCCATCGCACCAGTTTGTAATACCTGCCAAGCTAGATAATCTAGTAAATTAACATGACCTCTTACTAATGATTGAATAGTACCAAAGATCATTTCAGCTAAACTATTATCTTGACCTATAGATATCTTACCTTCACCTACACTAATATTCTGTACTGTAATACCTCTAGCTGCTGCAAATTCTTTTACTTCTTTTAATTTCCATTGAATATCTTCAGTCCATTCGTGTTTCAATGCTGCTTTGAATAATCTTGTAGCAATTTGATTGAATTGACCTTTTTTAGTTGATGGATATTCAGCACCAAATGAAATTAGAGAAGCAATTGGATCAATTTGCATTGTAACATATGCTAACCAATCTCTACCTTCTTTAGTCTTCATTGGTACATACTTATCTAATACTTTAGACCTTTCTTTTAATTGTCTTAAAGTATTATCAACTACTAGATTCGCTGTTCTAGCTTGTCTCTGTTCTTGTAACCAACTTTCAACGTACATTTATATATATATTCCTTTTAATTTTTAATTAACTATAAATTTTATTTATTCTTATTTATTAATTCTATTAATATTTACTTAACTATAATTAAATATATTTTGTATATACTTTTATATACTTAATTATAGTATAAATTAATTAACTACATATTCAATACTTAATATTCAGTAATTAAACACTTAAATATTACTTATAGAAGTAAGCATTAATATTTAGACCTATAAACATTCTCTTTAATTGCATATCAATATAAGGTAAGTTATTTTGATATACACCATCTGCATTAGTAATAGGTGCAATAAATTCTGTAGGAACCATAGTGAAATCTAAAGGTTCTGAGTAAATACCTAGAATTTTATTGTATTTCAATCCTACTGGAGTATTAATAGGTAATGCTTGTGTTGCATTTCCACTTAATGTAACTACTCTTTGACCAGCAGTATTAGGACTAGCTATACTTGCAATAGTTCCTAATGGAATTATAGAATCTCCTAAGTAACTATGCTCTGTACTTACAACTACTCCTTGTAATGCACCATCAGTTGAATTAGTAGCAATAGAATATGAGTCAATACCATAAAATAGTAATGAACCTGTAATTCCTCTCTGAGTTACTGTAGTCTGACTATCAGTAAACATCTGTGTAGCATTAGCTGATACAAATGCAGCAGCAACACTAGCTAATGTAGGACTAGCTGGTACAGTTACACTATATGCAATATTATTAATTGCAATAGTAATTATGTCTCCAGCAGTTGGTGTACCTTGTAATACTACTTCTGCATAACAAGCTTGAGCATATAATACATCACCTACTTCAAATGAGAATGATGGAGCATTTAATGTAACACTTGTAGAATTAGTAGCTGTAGCTGCACCTAATCTAGTTCTAGGTAAACATCTAGTAGCGTTACCTGTAGTATTACCTGAAGACATTTGTACATTTGCAATAAACATACCTTCAGGTACTAATCTTTGTAGATTTACATCTGGTAATACATCTGCTTGGTATAAAGGCACTGAGAATGGCGCTCTCATGCAATTTAAACCGTATAGAATTGGTTTACCGTTAAAAAACTTTTGAATAGTTAAATACATTCTGTTATATTTCCTTTTATATATCTTTAATTTTATTCTCAGTAACTATACTTAATCTTATATTTACTATTAATCAATTAAGTTAAGTGCAAAATTATCTCCAAATATAGCATCGATATCACCTTCAACAGCTTTATCTAAACTAGCTGAGAATTGAGCTACATTTACATCTTTCTCACTTAATGAATAATCTTTAAATTCTACAAACTGAGAAGCATCATTAATAAACTGTAGAGCAAATTCAGCAGCAAATAGCATTACATCGATAGGAACATTATGTGTTTCTGCCATCTGTGCAAATCTAGCTACTCTATCATCACTAGCTGAGAAATTACCTACTAACATCGCTTTATGTGCTGGAGGTAAAATACCTTCATTTACTAAACTTTCAGCAGCTACATTTAAGTTATTTAGTCTATTTGAAATAGCACTATAAATCTCAAAATTAGCTAACTTTTGTTCAATTTCATTGATTCTTTGAAATTCTGCTGTATTCATATTATTTCTGTTATATTGTTCAGTTTGCTTTACTTCTTCTTCACTTGGATAATGCTTCTCTTCTTCTCCTGTATCTCCTTCACTCATTCCTGCTTCTGGAGATTCAGAATTACCTTTCATTGCTTCATGCTGCTCAATCTGTTCAATTAATGCTTTCTTATCATCTTGATCTACAGCATCAGCTACATTTACAATTACTTCTAAATCATGTTCATCTGCATCAGGAAAAGCATCTATAATAGCAGCTAGTAAATTCTCATCTTCTACTATATGTTTACCTTTTATAATACCAACTACTTCTTCTTCACTTAATCCACTTGTCTGTACTAAAGCTTGTATACCTTGATCTATATCTCCACCATACTGAGATTCAATTAGGTCTAATAGTAATTCTCCAAATGGATTGCTAGGATTTAATTCTTCCATATCTATATATTAATTTTTTAATTTCGTTTTAAACTATCTAAAATATCTAAACTGTCTAAACTTCTTTGTTTATATGTCTATTATTACTTTATGTACCATTAACTGATGTTTTACTAATATATTCTTATATATATTTCATATATTAATATACTACTACATTTACTTGATTTATGTATAAAAATATTATACTTGTTTAATACTTATCTAATTACTATTTACTATTTACTAATTAGTATTTAACTGTTAACTATTTTCTAACTAATTTCCCACATCCATATAATTTTTAGATTCTGGAGATATGCTAGAACAAGCTACTCTATAACCACAAGTCATATCTTTATTTCTCATTCCACTACCTTTATTAGCTAAAGCATTTGTAGCTACATTTATATCTCCAGTCTTCATATTTGAAGTATTAGTAATTCCATCTGTTTTATGTTTCTTAGAATCAGATGTATTATCTTCTTTACCTCTATAGTTATCTAACTTATTCTGTGTAGTATTTTCTTTATCCTCTTGTATATTGAATTTAGCTGTCTTTCTACTATTACTAAATCCATTCTGAGTAGGTTGAGTAGTATTTACATTACTCGGATTCATAGGTTGAGTTTGATTAGATTGATTTCCACCACCAGCTAATCTATATCCTCCATAACCTACACCTGCTCCTATACCTAATGCTCCATATCCAGTTAAGGCATTTTCACCATCTGTAGGTTCTATTCCACCTATAGCTTTATTTATTCCTTCTCCTGCATTAGTAACTGCTCCATGTATTTTCTGTCCAACATTTTGAGCATTTTGAGCTATATTTTGTAGAAATCCAGGTTTCTTAGCATTACCTTGAGCTACATTAGCTACTCCTTCTACTGCATCTTCAGCTAAGTTGAATTTAGCTGTGCTATCAAATTTAGCTAACTGTCTATAGTTAGAAAAACTAACTGTATTTGAATATCTATAACCTTTCTTCATTTTAAATTTCCTTTATTACTTAATATATTGTTTATTATTTAACTGATTTATATTTATATTTATATTTACTATTTATTAATATAAATATTTAGCATCCTTAGTATCCATTATAGGATAATCATCAGGTCTAGTAGCATTTTCTATCAATGAACCTGTTCCTAGTATACCTAATGCACCTGCTCCTAAAGTACCATAACCTGCTACTTTATCATTTCTTAATTGATTTATAACTTCTTTCTTTTTAGCTAATCTAATTTGTTTATTTATTTTATTTTTTTCATCTTCATCAAATGCACTTAATAAATCTAATTCATACTTTTCTCTTTGATCTGTTCCAGTATTAGGTAAAACATTACCTGTAATTTCATTTACATCTTTACCTAATTTACCAGCTAATTTATCTATTCCTTTACCTGTTTTATCTAAATATCTATTAATATGTTTCTGTGCTTGATCTGATGCTTCATTTAATACTCTATATGCTTTATCCTTTAATGTAGGCTTATATAATCCTACACCTTCTGCTATATCACTTACTATATGATTTAATGCAAACGTAGCTAATAGTCTATCTCTTTTATTAACTCTTAAATATTCATTATATGGACTATAATCTATATTATCTATACTCATATTAGCTTGACTTAATGCTGTACCTGCTCCTATAGTTCCTACTCCAGCTAAACCTAAAGTACCATAACCTGCTATTCTATTATTCCTATTCTGAGTTTTATAAAATCTATCTTTTATAGAATCTAATTGGTCATTAAACTTATTATTCTGTGCTGCTAACACTTCATATTTAGCTTTATTCTTTTTATAATAATTAGGTATTTTTAATTCTTCTAATTCCTTAGCTGCTTGATTAGGTAATATATTACCAGTTAAATCATTTACACCTTTACCTACATCTTCTACAAATGTATTTATATGATTTAATGCATTAAATGTAGCAGTATTAGTAAATAATGTATTTTTATCTCTACTATATGCTGCATATGGACTAGGATAATTAGATATATTAGGTTTATTATTACCTGTAATATTTCCTATAGCATCACTAGCTAATTTAGTAGCACCTAAACCACCTAATCCTATAGCTCCATATCCTGTAGCAGTATTTAACCTATTAATATTTCTAAGTGTATTCAATTGCTTGTTTAACTTAATCTTACTATCATCTGCTAACTTATTAAAATGTTCTGGAAATTGTTCTTTATACTTTCTAATAGCATTAGATGTATTAGTTTCTATATTAGTAGGTAATCTCCTAGTAATAGCTTGACCTAGATTACCTGCTGTTTCATGTAACTGTTTAAATCTCTCAGCTAAAGGTTTAAATAACTGTAATGGTTTTTCTTCTACTTCAGCTTTAGCTGAACTATAGTTAGAAAATATTTGTTTATTCATATACTTTATATAACTTATATATATATATCTATATTAATCTATTATTTCTCTAGCTAATTTTACTAATCTTCTAGGTGAATTAATTCCTTTCTTATATAGTTCAGGATCAGTAATAGTATTTAGTAAAGCAGGATCATCAGTTCTTTCTCTTATATCTGGATTTCTAAATAATGAATTAGTTTTTAATTCAGCTTCATTTACTGCATATTTAGCATCTCTAAACCCTTTAGTTAATGCAGATTTTAATTCATTTGTTTTACCTTTAAATCCTTCTATAATCTTTCTACCTATACTTTCTTCCTCTTTCTTAGGTATAGATTTAAGTATTTTCTTAGTTGCTATAGATGATACACCACCTGATAAACCACCTATTAATGTACCTAATGCTATATCTTTACCAGCTTTACCTATATCTTTACCTTCTGATTCAGGATCTAATAAATATTTAGCACTTCCTATAGTTCCACCTGTTAATGCACCATGTATAGCTTGCTCTAATACATCTTCATTTAATAAGTTGAAATCAGCTTTTTTTTTATTAAACCTAGCTACATAATTATTATCAAAATTATGATGACTAATTCTTGCTGCATGTTCATTACTTATATCAAACTCACCAGGTTGATTAGCATTAGCAGCTATTCTATAACCTGTATGTTGATACTTATTCATAGCATTATTTGGATCAGAATTAGTATTTTGTTCTACATTCTCATTACTATTACTTCCTAATGATTTACCTTCAGCTAATAAACCTTGTTCTGCTATTTCAGCTTGTAAGTTAAAATTACTAATATTATTATTATTTCTATTAATATAATCGTTATCATAAGCTTTATAGTTAGCAGTTGCAAGGTTATAGTTTATTCTATAACCTCTTTGCATTATATTTATCCTTTTAGTTTATTACTAGTTATATTAACTAACTACCTCTTCTATAGTATTTTCTATCATTAACTGATTTTCTATTAGAGCTAAATTCAGCCATATATATAGGATTAGAATAGAAATTAGCTTTAGCTATAGTATCTTTAGAATACTGTAATCCAGGTATAGAAGGTTGAAATACTTGATCTACTCCACCTTGTATAGCTTGTCCTGCTGAATTAGCTACATCACCTATAACTGCTTTACCACCATTAATAATATTACTAACATGACTGCCTAAATTATTAACATGATTTAAAGCAGCTTGAGCAAATACATTGAAATGATCACCTAGTTCATTTTTTAATCCTGCAACTTCTTCTTCATTTGGTGGTGTTTTACCGTTAAATAAAGATTTAACTTGGTCTAACTTATCAGTTCCCCATTTATTTATACCTTGTGATAATTTTTCTGCATGATCTTTACCATTATAGAATAAGTTTTTAGCTCCTTCTCCTATTTGGTCTAAATGTGTACCTGCACCTGCTCCTATTGCTCCTGCACCTGCTACTACTGCTCCTGCTGTATTACCTGCATTTTTAACTGTATTAGCAGCTTGTTGTACAGCTTCACCACCTGCTCCTTTCAAAGCATTATAACCATAATGTCCTGCTGCTCCTGCTCCTGCACCTAAAGCTGCTCCTGCTACACCTCTACCTAATCTATCACCTAAAGTTGCATTAGGATTAGCTGTTAATGCACCACCTAATCCACCTATACCTGCACCTATAGTCATAGGATTAATGAAGAAATTAGCTGTACTATTCATATATCTACTAGCATTGAATTGGTCTAATAAATCTGATGCACCTGCACTAGCATCATGTACACCATCTTTACCTGAAATAATACCCCATTTATTAGAACCTGATATATATTTAGCCGCTTCTTCTTTAGATATACCTAACTTATGTGCTAAAGCTGTAATTGCTTGACTAATTTGAATCTTACCGCTATCTAATAAACTCTGTGCTTTTTGTATATATGGATGTGCATTACTAGCTAGTTCAGAAGCTTTACCTTGTATTACATCAGGTAGAACAGATGATAATTCTCTAATATTTTGTTTATTATCATAAGCTACTTTACCTGCTCCTCCTAATCCAGTTAAACCAGCTAATCCTGCTACAGTCTTACCTATCCAATTTCCACCTTTACCTTCATCTTCTGCATCTCTAGCAATTCCTTCTCCTAGTCCTTTACCTAATCCAGAATCTAAAGCTTTAGTATCTTTAGCAGCACCTCTTAAGTATTTAATTCCTTTAGCACCACCATATCCAGCAGCACCACCTGTAGCAGCACCTATTAATGCTCTAGATACTCTATCTGAATCATCACCTGTACTAGCTCCAGCTAAAGCACCTGCACCTGCACCACCTAGTCCAGCTAGAATATCTTTATGCTCTAATAAACTTTCTAAACCAAAATTAGCTGGTTTATATGGTTTAGCAGTATATAATCTTGTTGTATTAACTCTACTAAAATTTGACATATTTAAATTATTTATTCCTTTATTAAAATTTATACTATTAAGTTTATATTTAAGTTAGTTAACACTAATAACACTAACTTAATGTTGAATAATATGGATCTTCTTCTATATATTTATTGTAATTTGTTTTACTAAATTCTGCTGAATTAGTATCATTTATATTCTTACTAAATGGTATAGGTACATGAAGTGGTAACTGAGTTAGAAAATGTTGCGCTCCATGAACTAGATTACCTACATGATGTAATCCATCTCCTATAGCTGTATTTACTACACCAGGATATCCAGGAGTCTTAGTAGGATCAGCTTGTACAGCTTTCATTACTACTGCTGGTACTATTCCTACATTAGTCATAACTATACTTACTTTCTGTAAAGGAGTAGGATTATTAAACTCTTTTAAAAACGCTTTAGTATTATCTCCAGATTTCTTGTAAAATCTATCAGCTAATGTCTCATCTAGTTTCTTACCTCTCTCTTTAGCTATCCTTACTCCTGTTCCTATTCCATATCCTCCTAAACCTCCTACTGCTCCTCCTATGCTTGCTTTAGTTAATCTATTATCATCATTACCTGTTAAAGCACCTATACCTGAACCTAGTGTAGTACCTATACCAGCAGTAACAGCAGAATTAAAGTTAGCAGAATCAACATTAACCATATATAATTTATATTTATTCATAGTATTTAATTTATTATTTATGCTGTTCTAGTGTTATATGCTCTTTCTTCTTCTAGTAAACGTTGTCTTTGTTCACGTTTAGCTTTCTGATCATCTAGATAAGTTTTACCAGCTAATAATGCACCACCACCAGCTAATAAACCTAAACCACCTAGACCTAAAGCTTTAAATTTCTTATTATCAAAATACTGTCTTATATTTTCTAATCCTAGTTCTTTCTTAGCACCAATCTTAGCTAATTCTTGAGCATTTTGATTTCTAGCCTTAAGTAGTTGCATATCATGAGAAGGTTCACCTATCCATCTCCAGAAACTATTAGGAGTAGTATGATTTAATAACTCTTTTTCTCCTCTATTTTTATAGATTTGTTTAGCTACTTCATCACTTTTATATCCTGCATCTTCACCTAATAATCCTCCAGTTAAAGCACCTAACCATCCTTTACCTGGTACATAACTTTTACCTTCACTAGCTTTAGCTCTAATAGCTCTTATATTCTGTCTACCAGCTAATGCTCTTTCTTCTAATCTCTGTTTATGTTCTTGTCTTAGTAAATCGGATCTAATTCTAGAATCAGTTATAGCTTTTTCTCTAGCTAACCTATCTTCTTCATTTAATTTTCTTATTTCATGTTCATTATTTACACCAGTTAATTTTTCGTTACTATATATATTTTTAGATTGAATTTGTTGATTAATTAATGCCTCTTGTTTAGCTTTTTCTGCTTCTATTTCAGCTTGTCTTATCTTTGCAGTATTATCTAATTGTGATATTTGTAAGCTGTTACTTTGTGGTTGATAACTTATTCTAGTTTTAGTTCCACCTTCAGGACTAATACTTTCTTCTCTTTCTAATACATTTCTACGAGTAGATTCTTGCTTAGTTTCCTCATCTCTAACTTTTAGTGTACCAGGTGCTACTACTCTACTATTAGGATCAGGATTTTCTAAATCAATATTATTATTATTTGTAGGTGGTATATTATTTCCTCCTCCACTACCTGTATCTCCATTTCCACCATTATTTATAGGTGGATTAGTAGGTGGATTAGTTGATGAGCTATCTTGATTTATTCCATTATCTACAACATTTCTAATTTGATTAGTAGCTTTATCTCTCAATCCTAATAAAGTACCTTTTAATTCACTAAGTAATCCTCCACCTCTATTAGTTTCACTAGCTTCTTGAATAGGAATTACTGGATTACTAACAGGATTACTAACAGGATTATGAGTAATTACTGTAGGTGTAGTATTTATACTAGGTTTAGTTTCTACTCTATAACCATTACTAGGATCTGTACTTTCTATAGCTCTAACACTAGGTTGTCTAGGAGTTTCAGGAGTAGAAGGTGTAGTACCAACTGGTGTTTCAGTAGTATTATCTGGTCTTATATTTATAGGTTCTAAATTGTTTATTTTATTACCTATATATCTATATTTATAAGCAGTAGATACAGGTGCGATTTTTCTTGCATTAGATAAATTAGAACGATGATCATTTATATTAGGGTTACTAATTATTAAATCTCCATTCTGTTGAGTTAAAGGTAATCTAACTGAATTAGGTTCATGATTATCTTCATGATATATTCTATCTATACCTAATAATCCTTTAGCTTCTGCTTTTCTATCAGCTTGTTCTCTTAATATAGCTATATTTTCATGATGTTGATGTACTTCATCTATAATACTAGGTCTAGCACGTTTTAAACTATCTAATCTATTTAAAGCATGATTAACTTCATCTTGAGTAATTCTTTTAGTTTCTCCTGTTAAATAGTTAGTTCTATGATAACCATGTGTTTCTTCTCTATGAAGTAAAGCTAAATGATTTCTAGCTTCTTTAAATGCTTTATCTCTGCTTCCTTTTTCAGCTAATTGATATAATTCCTGCTCTGTTTTATTTTTACTAGAATCATGATAAAGTAAATTTCTATATTTTTCCTTATTTTGCGCTCTAGCTCTATCTCTCCTTTCTAGTAACTTCGCTCTTTCTATATCTGCTTGTTCAGTTAATCCTCTTGTAACACTAGGCTCATAACTAGCTTTATTAGCTGTAATACCACCTTTAGCTTTATGAGTTTCAGTAGTGTTTACATTATGTAATGGATGATTAGTATTTTCTCTAGCATCTCTATCTCCTTTCCTAATCTGTAAATAAGGATATGATGTAAAATCTGCTATCCTTTTATTTACGTTACTTACATTAAATCTTTTATTCTTTAATAATCCATAACTAACACCAGCAGCTATAGGTATAGTTACTATATTAGGATTAGCTATCGCATAACCAATACTTCCACCACTAGCTATTAATTTTAATTCTTCTGGTGTTAATTTTCTCTTTCTATTAGTTACTTTATCTACTACTTCATCTAATAACATTTCTTATACTCTTACACCTCTTAAATATTTCTTAGTAGTAGCATATACTTGATAATTAAAATTAGCTGTACTTTTTCTTGTATATTTACTATATTGACTAGCATTTGTACTAGCTAAATCTTGATACTGAGTTTGCTGCATCTGTTGTTTCTCATCTGCATTTAATATCGGCATATTTGTAGGATCTGTAGCTTGATTCATCTGTTCTTCTACATTAGTTAATCCTAGTAAATCTATAACTCTTGTACTAAATCCATTTAATGCTGAATAAACATACTGCAATAAAGTTGGTAAATCATTAATCTGTATAGCATTACTATTATAAACATTATTAAGTAATGTCCATAAATCATCTGTTAAATCATTATATTCATCTTTTAAGTCATCTAATGTTTGTTGATTAGCTTCTAAATCATCCCATGTATAAGCATTATCTTCATTATTAATTCCAAATCCGAACATTCCCATATTATCTATAGCTGGAATAGGTACTAAAGATACTTCTAATATTCTTTCATCATCAGGATCTAAATTTAATCCCATTGATACTGAATTAATAGTATTACTCTTAATCTTTTCTATAGCTGGTTTATCTGTAACTATTACATCACTCATGAATAAACCTACTTTACCTATTAAATGTTTAGCTCTCTTATTAGGTAAATCAGATTCAGTAATAACTTTAGTATATGCTTTACCTCCTACTTTACCAATAGTAAAATCTACAGTCTTTTTATGGTCTTTACATAGAGGTACATCTTTACCATTTTCTAACGCTAAATTTGTAAACTTAGCTATCCTATCTAATCTACTTTCTGTAAACTTATGCTTATTACCATTACTGTCTTTAAACTCTCCTGGTGTAGCTATTAATACAGTCTTAACTAAAGCATCATCAGTATTACTACTATCAAAATTAGCTATATCTATATAACCAGTGCTATCAAAATTAGCTGTACTTTGTAAACTAGAATTAAATCTAACTGAACTTACTTCTCTCTGCTTTCTATATCTTTTCATTGTTATTTATATTAATTATGTTAATTACTGTTACTTTTACTATTCTTATATCTACTATATTTTATCTTTATATTAAAATTCTACTTATATCTATATAGATATTATACACTTACTATATTAATTACCTAATTCTATTACTAACTCATTATACGTATCTAAATATTCTCTATCAGGTAACTTACTAACTTCTTTCTGTCCTTCTTCTAACACATCTATTATCTTCTCTAAGTTAGTAATGTCATCTTTAGTTATTATATTTCCATTCTCTAACTTATATACTTTCTCATCTTTAGTAATTGTTTCTTTATTATCTAATTTACTTTTACCTTCAATTTTACTTTCTATTATTCCTTCTCTAGCTTTATTCTGTATGTCATCTAAAGTTTGTCTTATACTTCTCTCTCTCTTAATCTCTATAGGCTTATCTTCTATATAATCAACTGCATATCTATAAGGCTTAATTTCATATCCTGGTAATTCATTGTTTATTTCATTATCTATATTCTCTATACCTTCTACTGTTCTGACTGTTCTATATTCTTCTGTAGCTGGTTTATATATATTACTTAAATTATCTACTACTTTATTACTTATACTTATATCTTCATCCTTAACTAAATTCTTTACTTTACTTACACTGTTTATTACTTCTTCTCCAGTTTTATCTATCTCCTTTATAAAGGATTTAAAAGCATTACTACGTGCTAATAAAAATCCACCTGTAACAGCTAGACCTAATCCAGTTACATTTATAGCTGTATCAATAGCTTTTTCTATCGAATCAGATTGTTCATTAGCTTTCTGTATATCTTCTATATTTCTATCTATATCTTTATTACTTCTACTTATTCTTAACTCAGATTTATTACTACTAGCTCTAGTTGTAGTACCTTTTTCTACACCACTTTTTGTTACTTTCTTAGTTCCATTATCAATACTTACCCATCTACAATTGCAGTTAGGATGGTACGCTATAACAGGAAAATTAGGATTCTTCCAAACTGTTTTAGTTTCTTCAGTACCTTTATAATTTAGTACACCTGTATCAGTAATACTTCCTATTTCTAGTAGATGTCTAACTGTATATCTTTTACCATTCATGAATTTACAAGCTTTACATACTTCATATCCAGTAATTAAACCTTCTAATTCAAAGTCAGCATTCCATTCTACTATCCTATCTAAATCTTCTGGACTATTAAATGCTGCTAATTTACCAAAGTTATAAGCTAAAACTAGTTCTGTTCTAACTATTCTTCTAGCTCTAATGGTTCTTTCTTCTAATGTTTCATCTACAGTTAAGCTAGTTAAACTAGCTCTAATACTTGTAGTAATATCATTAATATTCTTAGCACTACTCTTTATACTTTTTACACTTCCTATATCTTTAGATAGATAATCTTTAATATCTTGTTTTACATATTGGTCATATCTTCTAGCATATTCTATACCTAATACAGCTTTTCTTTGTTTAATATAATTACTGCCTAAGTAGTTAGCTTTCATAGCTTCAGCTTTTTTAGAATCATTTACTATAGTTTTGATACTTTCTAAAAATGATTTTCTTTGTTCCATATTCATTCTGCCAGTAATAAATTCATGACCATCTAAACCTAATCTTTCAAATAGTCTTAATCTTTTAGCTTCATCTAATAGTCTAATATTTCTAGTTACTCTAGCTTTATCTTTACTAGCCTTATTTCTTTTATCTCTTTCTCTCTGACTTATAAATTCTGCTATATCAGTAATCCCTATATATCCAAACTTAATATTCTTAGGTTTAGTTTTACTTACTTTCTCATTAAATACTTTCTTAAATGATTTATTGTTATAAAGTAAATCAGCTATATGATGTTTAATACCAGTTTCAAAAGCATCATTCCATACTTCACCTATAACATTAGTAAATATATTTCTATTGAATCCGAATAGATTCATGAAAGGTTTTTTATGTTCCATAGATAGATTATCTATAGTATGTTTAGGATTACTATTAGCTATTCTTTCTAAGTCTTCTGTAGGTGTATTAACTATAAAACTAGTTGCAGTATCTAATAATAAATTCTTAAATGTCTTCTCCTTATATTTAGAATCTAATTTAGTAAAGCTAATATTAGTAATTATATTTAAATCATTAAGTTGTTTATTACTATGTGTCATATGAGTATATTAATTTTAGTGTATAATAAATTTTAGTTATATAGATATAATACAGTAATTAACATTAAATCATTAACAATAAACTAACTAAAGTAGATTAATTAATATGAAAACTAAGAAAGATAATAAAAAATATATAGAACAGCAGAAAGAGTTTGAAAAAGTATATGAATATATAGATACTAGATTTAGAGATGAATTTCCTGATTTAGAACATCCTTTATTTACGATAGAAAAGACTATTAAGTATCTAGGTGATTTTATATATGAACAATTAGTACAAGAACAAGTAGCGTCAGTATTTGGATTAGGTAAGTTCTCAATAGTTTCTAAATTAAATAGATATGGTGATTTACAATTCTATCCTAAGTTTAGGTATGGAGTTCATCTAGTTAGAAAAATTAGAAGCACTAAAGGTACTTGCACTGTTGCTGAGAAAAAACTATTAGAGAAAAAAGCTAATGTAAATAGAGAGATATGGAATAAACGAGTTTATTATATGTTAAAAAAATATGGTAAAGTAACTCAAGCTTTCTTAGATTATAGAAAAAGATTAAGATTATCTGATGACTGGCAATCAGAATTTAAGGAAGTTCTAGACCAACTAGAAAGAGAAAAATCAGCTAAGTTAATTAAAACTACTATTGATTAACTATAACTACTTGTAGGAATACTAAAATTAGTTGTATATAAAGCTAATCTTCTATATATCATAAATTCATCTATTAATACATTTATATAGCTAGTTAGTAATGTAGTGCTTATTTGACCTATAATTACTGGACTATAATAATCTCTTATTTCTATATTACAACTAGCTGTATTTACTAAATTACCATTATAAAATAGATATAGTGTATTATTCTGTCTACATATACTAATAAAATTAAATATATAATTTATATTCCAGAAGTTACTAGGTAATGTATAAGTTATATATGAACCTTCATAACTTAAGTTATTACTAATAAATAAATTACTTCCATATATTCCTATAGTTAAATCTGTTTGACTATAAATGATTAATGTATCATTACTATTTAAACTACTATTAATAGCTATCCAAAAACTTATAGTAAAATCTTCATATAAATAAGCATAATATCCATTATTAACTATTGTTATATAGTTATAGCTAGAATTATTTACTAATTGATATGAATATCCACCAAATTTATAATGATTATTAAATGTTAAACTACCATTAATATTATTTCCTATGCTAGAACTATCAACTAAATTGTTATCTAAATGTAATAATAATAAATATTTAGGATTGTTATAATAATCTCTTATAGCTTTATTTATAGCACTGATTATAGTTAATGTATTATTATTTGTAGTAGCATCTGTTATAGGTTTATCTAATACTAATACTAAAGCTAAATAACCTTTTACACTATTATCAGTAAACATTCTATCTTGTGCTATTCTATCGAAACTTAATGCACTATTACTATTTATAATAATAGTATTTAGTACAATATTATCTATCTGATAAACTGTATTATTTATTAATTGTCCATTTACATAATTATTAGATTCTAATATTGAATTACTAGTAGCACTAATATCAAATATATAATTGTTTAATCCGCTAGAGAAGTTATTTGTACTGTCTTGTCCAAATAAAAATGCTCTACCTGTACTGTCTTCTTTCTTAATATATGCAACTATAAAACATTGTCCAGTTATATTTCCTGTTAGATTTAATGATGAACTACCATCTATCTCATACTCTATTACATCATAATTATCTACTATACTTAATGCTGTATAATATAAATTTCCTATCGCATTAAATGTAGTTCCAGTTAATCTATAATCTTCCCATTCACTTACTGTTGTAATACCACTATTACTTACTGTTGTAATACTATCATTAGTAGGAATTAATATTAATTCAAAACTATAATTAATATTATATAAACTATTATCCTCTAATAAACTTTTTAATGATAAATATAATGAGTTAGTTCTTACACTTATATCTACATAAAAACTTAATAGTGTACTTAAATTACTACTATTAGTACAAGTTATTTGAAATTCAATTATTTCATCTTCTATATCAGTAAAACTAAGTGTATTGTTAGTTATACTAGCATCATTAGTATTTTCTATAAAAGTATAAGTTAATGTAGAACCTAATATATCTAATACTTTCTTACTTAAATCAATATTTACATTAGTATTACTAGTATATACAGTGCTACTATCTACTATAATAGGTGCCAGTGAGCTAAAATTTGTTGTAGCTAATAAATTAGTTAAAGAATTAATATCGTTTGAATCTAATATAATTGACCATGATGCGAAGAAAGCTAGATTACCTCTTAGATTTTGTAATCCTCCAAAAGATATAGCTGAACTACCACTATTAACTGTAGCTATGATTATAGTAATTTGATTTAAAGGTATTAAATAATTACTAGCATTTACAGCTAATCTATTTACAGTAACATTTAAAGCTGTAACTGAAGTATTACCAAATGTTTGATTTGTACTATTACTAACTGTCCATAATACTCCAGTTCCATATATGTCGGGAAAAGTATCTAACATATTCCTTATACCATAACTAGTCTGTTCATATACCCATACAAATGTCATACCACTAATGCTAGTAGTTAGATTACCTATATATGAATTACCTGTAAATGATACAGTATTTAAGTTATTAAAGTTAGTATTAGATATATTTAATATTGGAGGATTAGTATTAGGAGTTAGTACAGGTATATTTAATCTTCTAGCATCTTCCCATGAAGTTAAATTATTATAATTATCGGTATATATACCATAAGATGTATTATCTATAGGACTATAGTTAGCAGAGAGAATTAGAGTTAAGTTATTACTTTGAGGAATACTATTAATAATAGGATCTGCTCTTACTATAACTAAGTTAAATATAAAGGTATTATTAAATCCACCTGAGTTAGTAGTTTGTATAGTAATAGTACCGTTATAAGTTATGTTTAAATAACCACTTAATACACTTCCAGTAAAACTCAATCCTATAGTTAAAGGACTAATTAAAGTATAACTTTCTATTGAATACCATTCATCAACTAATATAGTTGAGAAATCAAAGTTAAATACACTTCCAACTAATAATCTAAATGATGGAGTAGAACTTAATACTGTTCCTTGATAATTAATATAATAAGTAGCTAATCCAGCTTCAATAGATTCTATTAAACTTAAATCTATACTTTCACTAAATGTTAATATAGCTGCTATTTTACCTTTTACACTATTAGCATTAGTATTAGTATCAATACCATTAGTTATTCCTCCTAATATTCCATTTTGTCCACCAAAACCACTTATAGGTAATATTCCTGTTGAGTTAGAAAAGTTATAAACAGTTAATATTCTAGGATTATTCAAAGGTACATATTCTGTAGGACTAACTACTTTTCCATTTATCCTAGATATAGCATTGTAAACAGCACTTCCATCTAATGCTTCATTTCCCCATAATTGACTATCATTAGGAGGAAAATGATCATAATGTTCATATTCATAAACTCCAACTACTTCTGTATCAGGAGAATATATTATATATGCTCCACTAACTCTTACTAAATATACTATAATTATTGTTCCTATATTAATAGGATTATTTAAATATAATACATCAGTACCATCATTATTAAAATCAATACTAGCTTTATTATTAAACTGACTATCATTAATAATTAGTTGAGGTTGATTACCACTAACACTATATAAATAATTAGTATCTCCTATTAAGTTATACCAGTTATTTACTAACAATTGATTACTGTTATTAGTTGAAGTTCCAACATATGAAGTATGTAAATAATCGTTAGTTAATACATAGAAGCTATTTAAACTTGGTATATCTTTTACTAAATTCCATATAGGAACTGTAGGCTCTATATATCCATTAAATGTACTATTAAATGCCGATAATAGTTTCATAGTTATCCTGCATATACATTCTAATTAAAGTAATTACATAGTTATAATTCTTAGTAAATTCATGTCTTTTCCAATCTATTAAAAAATTTCTCCAATTAGCTAAATTATTATTATCCTTATTATCAGTATCGGTATTAGTATTAGGTATATGAGTTCTAATCTTTTCTATTTCTTCATTAGTTAATTTTCTATCTTGATTAAGTAATAATAAAAATTCATCTTTATATATAACATCAGGTTTATTAGGAAATACTATACAATGTGGATAAGCAACTTTGTTTAAACACATTCTTAATAAAGTAATATAATGTTTATATTTAGTTTTAGTTTCATCTGTTATAGTTTCATTATGAATAATACTTATAGCTTCTTTTAATAAATCATCTCTTTCTTTTCTCTTATGTTCATACAGATGATTTAGTTTATTACTATCTATTTCATATATAATTCTACATTCCCATTCACCATTAATATTAATTGCTGGTTTACTATATCTAGTATTGTAATAAATTAATACTGGTTTACCTTCTTTATCTTTTACTAAATTATCTTGATTATCTACTATTAATACTCTTTTATATCCAAAATGATTTAATACTGAATCATTAATTACTTCTGGTAATATTACACCACCTTTACCTATAGGATCTAACTTCTTACTAACTTCTTTTCTAACTTCACTTGCATTTAATATTCTTACTTCATCATTCTCTGTATTTACATAAAACATAATATAATTAATCCTTTACTTTCTATATAATTTCTATATACTATCTACATTAGCTAAACTAATTCCTTTCTGTAATACTTTAGTTATTATACTGCTATCACCTTGATATGTCAATAAATTTAATATATTACATGGTTCTATTAACTGTGGTGCAATTCCATTCTCGTATTGTATATAACTATTAAACTGTATAATTCCTGTAAAATTATCAAGTATAATATTATTCATTATCATAGAACTTATATTTATATCAAAATCATATATCAAATTTAATGTTAATATCTGTACACTACTATTACAATTAATATAGAATAAACTATAGTTATTTAAATATAAATTAATGGTTTCTTGTATACTATTTAGTGATATACTATCAACACTATAATATAAGTTAATTATTGAATTATAATTACAATTTAAACTATTACCTAATACTGGTGTACTATCCCATGATATATGTAAACTAGAAGTTCTGTCTATATTAGAACTTTCTTCTATTGCTGGTATATTCTTTATTAACCATCCATTACTAGGTGTATTATATTCAATATCTTCTAGTAAAGCTAATTTACTTGTTTCAGGTTTTAATATCCAACTACCATCCATATTAGGACTAAAATAATCATTAGTTGTATAATTACCAGCAATATAAGTTAAAGCATATGTATCATAATTACTAGTTAATTGACTACTAATATTTACATCTAATAATTGTTCTAATTTAAATTGGTGTTCAATTACACTTTCTAATTGACTATTTAATGTGACAGCTAAATAATTATATGGAATATTAGTTGTAATAGTTGATTCTTGTAAATCAGTGATAGATAAGAAAGGATAATCAGTAGTAAAATATAACTGATTTAAATCTATGTTATTAGGATCTGGAAATTTAATCTTTACTAAAGCATATGCTTCATTACTAGATTCAACACCTTGTATATAATCTAATAAATCAACTAGTTTTCTAGCACTATTTCCTACTATTACTAATTCATTATTCGTTACTTTAGCTAATATTTCTTTGTTAGAAAAACATATTATTACTTCACCTAATAATATATTGTTTATATAATTTATATTACTATTACTAATACTTTCTAACGTTAATCTTGAATGTTTAAATACTCTTTTACTACTCATATTTTATATAAATCATATTATTATAAAAACATTTCATTAGCTACTGGATTATATATATTACCTACATTAGAATATAAATCAAATACTATATCCTGTAAGTAACTATAATCATTACCATTACTATCTATATTTTCATATCCTCCTACTAATCCGAATCTCATGTTAGGTAATAAGAAGTTAGTTTTATATCTAGCATATTTAGTTAATCTAACACTGTTTAAATTACCAACTAAATTAATATCAGCATTAGTTATATTGAAACTTGTAATACTGCTATCAGTTACTATTCCACTACTATTACTCTCTTTACATACTTGATATATTCCTTGTATATATATATATATATATACTCCACTTCTAACTACTGCTATATGTATATAATTACTATCTTCGTTAGAAAAGTAACTAAAAGCATTTATAAGTGTATAAGTATTACTTCCTATAATTACTTGTAATATAGTATTTTGAGTAGTATTAATAGCACCTGTATAAATAATTCTAAATGTTGTAATAGAGTTATTATTACTAGCATTATTATCTATAAATGTATTAGTTATTGTAGTATTAGAATTATAATCATTATCACTAGGATAGTTAATAAAAAATTCAAATGTAAAATCATTATTAATTGTAATATTACTATTGCTAGTTATATTAATTGAATTAGCATAACTAAGAAATTCTGCTACATATTCTTGTAATCCAAAACTATAGAATGAAGTAGCTAATTGAGTAGTATTTGTAGTAATATTATTAGCTAATAAAGATTTATCAGCATACCATATGTTGTTTAGGCTAGTTGTTTCAAAGTTTAATAATAGTTGTACATATTTAAAATAATTATCATATAGATGAGGTATATCAAATTGTTCTATGGTAGCATATCTTGATTCATCATATCTATAAGCTGGTATTCCTCCTTCGCCTAGAGAAGCTAAGTTTAGAGCATTAGCTGTAACATAGCTAGTGATTATATTATTTATATTTTGAATAGTTATAGTAATTAAATCTATCTTTCCATTACCTGATAATTGAATAGGTTTACCATCTTCAAACTTAGCATTAGTTAATCCAGCTATGAATATATTACCTGTTGATTGTCTAATTTCTAACATCATAATAACTGATGTATTCTCAGCTAAATTATTAGCAGTAATATTAATTAAACACTGACTATTTGTATTTACATCTACTCCTTGTATTACAAAATAATCTCCAGTTGAATAATCACATGTTATTGAACTAACATTAGCAGTAATATATTGTGTTCTATAACTACTATTATTTATAGTATAAGCACTAGCATTTAAGTTACCTCCAAGTGTAGGATTAGTATCATTAACTATTTGTAAATTCTGATTTTCCCATTTATCATCTGTAGCATTATAAACTAGTACCTGATTATTATCTGAACCTGATACATTTACATCTAATAAGTCTTGAAGTAAGTTAGTTCTAGGTCTAGTTTTAAACGAATTACTAGGATAATCAAAGTATAATATCTCATTATTCTGACTACTTGAATTAGAACTATTTGAAGGTATTACATTTACATCTAATAGTTGATATAAAGAATATGAAGGTTGAAAGTTTCTATATGCTAAATATGTAGGATCATATCTTAAATAATCTCCAGCTTGAGGGTTGTTTATCTCTACATCAGTTAAACTATCTATTGTACCTACTTTATCTGTAATTACAAAGGAATTACCTTGTTGTATAATAAATGCACCATCTGTAGCATTAGTAAAGTCTATATCTTGTAGATCAGTTAGATTTAATGCACCTTGTCCTATTTCAACTATTACACCTTCAAATGTCTTTGTATACAATGTCGCTGTATTACCATTTAACTGTACTACTATCTCTCCTATCTCTATGTCACTACCACTAGGTATTTCAGTTCCTTCATAATGTTTTAATAGCATCTATTACTAACCTTTTTTATTACCACTGTATATTCATTAAATCTGTTCTACTGGCTAATCTATCTAAATCAAAAAATGTCTCTGAATAATCAGCTTGTAATATCTTACTTCTATTTCTAGCTAAATAATCTTCTTCTCCTAATTCTATCCTTTCTCCTTTCGTTATCATTCCATATGTTGTAGCATATTCTGATAACCATTGTACTGCATATGATATACAATCTACAATATCATCTGTAGAGCCTATAGGAAACGATTTAAGCTCTCTCTTTATAGTTTCACAACTAAATGTAGGTTCTATTGAAATATCATGCTTTAAAGGGTTATATATGAATATCTTTCTATCTCTAAAATATGGAACTATTGAATTAAATCTCTGTTCCTTATGACCACCAAATAATCTAGGTTCTATAGCATATATATCTTTAATTTCTCTTTGTAATAATGACATAGCAGCATGTCCATTAGCTCTACGTTCTATACCTACTACAGCTTTAGGATATTTCTTTTTCATAAGTCTAATAGCATCTAATTGTTCAGGTATTGCACATTGCTTTCTGAACATATCTATTACATAATATTCATCTTCTACTTTACCTACCACTAATCCAACTGTATAAGAACCTTCTGGTGAATCAGAAAATGATAAATCCCATACTGTAATTAATGCTGTATACTTCTGAGGTTTATCAGTACATTCTTGTAAATACTCAGCTTTTAATAAGTTACCATCTGAAGCTGCATCAGGATCTTGTTGATATCTAGTGTTATATATAACAGGATCTTTAGCTTGCATAGCTAGGAATGAATCAGGTAATCTCTCTTTATCTAATAACTGATTCTTTATAGTTCTTTTATCATTCCATCCTATAGGTGATATAAATGTTCTCTCAGGATCATACTTCGCTGGTAATACTAAATTAAACCAATCTTGTTCACCATAATTCCTATTTACATAATCACATATATCTGAACTAGATAATCTTTGCATAACGATAATGATTACATCAGTATTTACATCGTTACTTCTATTCATGAATGTTTGCTTATACCAATTGTTTACATTCTCTATCTCAACTGGATTATTCGCTTTCTCACTATCTAATATGTCATCTAGTACAGCTATACTATATCCCATTCCTAATGCTCCAGATGTTGGTGAACCACCTAATATATATCCACCTGCACTAGTATCTATCCTAGTCTTTGTATTTACATCTGTACTTAAACTGTATTTATAATGTTCCTTGTTCTTTGGATCACACCATCTTTCTTTATATAACGGATGTTCTAATATTCTTCTCGCATATACAATATTCTGTATGAATAATTTACTACTATGTGACATTAACCAGAACTTCTCATGTGGATTAGTTATAAATGACCATGTAGGAAAACATATTGAACTTATAATAGACTTGCTTGAACGAGGAGGAATTGAAATTGTTAATCTTCTTATCTGTCTAGATAATGCTGCTTGTATGTGTTCTGATATACATTCTATATGCCAATTATTCTTAAACGCTGCTGGTTCAAATGTATTCCAAAAGTTAATTATATAATCATATAACCTCTTTTCACTCCTTTCATACATGTCTTCCTTTAACATCTCTTCTAATAACATTAGGTCTTCATCTAACCTTTCTGTCATTATTTCATTACTTACTTTCTTTCTAACCATATTATAATCTCTATATAACCTAACTTACTTAACTTGATCTCTATGTCTAAATCTGTAACTTACCCTAAACCTGGTTTTGTCTATTTCATAGGTAATATTCAATATAAAATACTTAAAATTGGTTTTACTTCTAGAGCAGATATATCTAAACGTATTAAAGAACTTCAAACTGGTTCAGCTTTTATATTGTCTCTGTTTAAAAGTATTAAAGCTAACACTACTTTAGAGAAATTATATCATAGTGCATTATATAGATATTCACTAAATGCTAACTCAGAGTGGTTTAGATTATGTTTAGATACTGCATACTTTTGTCAACTTAGTGATGATATAATCTCTCAATTAACTTTAGATGAACCAGTTAGAAAATATAATAATGATAGTAGTTATAGTAGTTATAGTAGTAATGAATCTTTAACTATAGATGATTTATATGCTTATATGTAGTGATTAACTATACTATTTTATTAGTTACTTCTATATTACTAGTATCTATAGTAATTACTGAATCATCTTTATTTAGATTAGTTTTATCTGTATTTAATCCTAATTCAGTAATAGTTTTACCTAATTTAGCTGCAATTCTATTTATAGCTGCTGCTCTTTCCTGTGCTGATTTATATTTAGGTTTACTTTCTAATAAGTCTAATATTTCCTGATCAGTTTTAGGTGCATTATCATATATTTTTCTTTGCAATTTATATATTTCTGATGCTACTGTTACTGCTTCTTTTAATTCTAATGTAGTTACTCTACTTATATCATCCTTTCTAGTATCACTATTTATATCTTCATTACTATCTAATATATCTCCAAACTTATTCTCTATATATCTATCTAGCACTACTCCTAATTTATTACAAGCGCTCATAGCTGCTACTTCAGCTTGATAATTAGCTGTAGTATATAAACTTAACTTCTGTCCTATATTTATATTGTTTACTCTAGCTAAATATGCTTTTCTTAACTTAGTCCATGACTCTCTAGCACCTCTATCTTTAACTGTTTGTAATGCTATTCCATAATCTTTAGCTATCTGACTATATGTATAATCTTCACTTATCCATATTCCATCTGGTAATTGCTTTCTCTTACCTAATATGTATTTCTCTCTCAATAATGTCCAATTTACATCTTGTTCAAAATATACTCTCTTAGCTCCACTTCTTACCATTCTAACTGGTAAGTTTTTCTCTCTAGCAATTTCTGCATCTGTAATTGTTCTATCTGTTTGTTCAAATAAGTCCAATTCTCCTCTTTCATACTTAGGTGTTGTCTTTCTTGTAGGTCTTCTATATCTTGACATTTACTTTCTCCTCTCTCTATTACTCTATTTATATCTACTATATTATTAATACTCTCTATCTCTATCCCATATCTGTTATTAATTAAACTCTTATCTATCTTTCTATGCTTTCCATCTCTACTGAAATATACTACCCTTAATCTGCAATCTCTGTAAAACTCTCTGTAACTTAATACCTGCCCTATTGCATGTTTTATACTGCTTCTCTCTTTAACCTCTATAATGTATTTCTCTCTCTCATTACTTATTACTAAATCTATATAACCTACATCTGTCTTTACTTCTCTTATTACTCTGTAACCTCTCTCTCTATAATATTCCTCTAAACTCTCTTGTACCCATACTTCTTGTATATTCATAAGTATATTAACCTATTGACTTTTTTACACTTCTATGGTATAATACCTAACTATATTAATGGTGATTCTTCTGTATCATCCAGATGTAATTTAGATTTATCTAGTTTATTCTTAAAGCTTATAGGTAATACTGGATTCTTTATTCTATTTCTATTTGGATTATTAAATTGTTGTTTACCTTTATCTCTTATTTCTGCTTTATTTACATACTTTTCTCTAAAGTTATTTAATTTCTTAGATGCTTCAGTTAATTTAGTTGTATCTCCATCTCTATATTCTAATGGCTTATCACTATCTAATGGTAGTGCATTTATATTAGGTGTCTTTGTTACTTGCTTTGTCCATGAGTTACTTCCTGAATCTTGCTCACTATCATAACTGTAAGCAAAGTTTATATTTCTATTTAATCTTCTATTCACTAATGTTCTAGCTCTGTGTCTGCTAATTACTATGCTTTCTCTCATAATGTTACTTGTCTTAGTTTATGTTTCTATCTTATCTTTATTTCTATATTTTATCTTATTCTCTGTATTATACTGTACTTATTTTAGGTAGTTTCACTTTCTATGTCTTTTATATGGATATATTATGACTTTTGTATGTCAAGCCAACTTTCTAACCATATAAACTCCTCTTATACGTAATTCTACTTACGTAATTCTACTTAAAAAGTGTTCGGTTAACCATACTTAGCTATTACAGATAGTTGCAAACATAGACTACTTAGACATTACAGACTATTGCAGATATGCTAGAAGCTAGACAGTGTAAGGGTTGTAGATATGTGTAAAGGAAATATGCGGTGTAAATAGTAGGAATCCTGTTTCCCCTAAGTACCTTTAAAGGATTCTTACACTAGCTACAATCTAATCCTATAATCTAATCTAATATAAACTAAACTAATCTATTAAGCTACAATCTAATCCTAGACTATTGCATATTAGCTACAATCCTGATAGTGTAAGGATTACAGATATATGCAATAACAATAACTACTTTAGCTACAATCATTTAAGTATATTGAATATCTGTATATCTCTAGCCATTGTGATCCGGATCACAC